TCTGTATGTCATTCCATTCCATACAGATATGAAATATCATTATCATGATATTTCTATTACTTAAATATATCTCTATCTATAACTAAAACTCTTACTTTTTCTTTATATAGAAATAATAAGAAATAGGTTAGACTTTTTAGGTCAGAGTTTTATTGATAATAATTCTCATATCTGGACATATAGACAAATCTGTTATTCGTGTTATGTTATTGATATAACAAAATGGAGAAAAAGAATATGACAGTAGAACGTAAAGATTTACAACCACTTATCGAACGCGTATATGATATGAATGCTGCATCACAGGTTTATTTCATTAATGAGATTTTTGGTAATACATTTGGGGATAACAGAACTAATAAGGTGATTACCCAAACTGAAAATATGTACGATGAGGCAGAAGAGTTCGTAAAAGATGGTTTAGAAAAGAATGATCGAAAAGAAATAATTGACGCGATTGGTGATCTTCTGACGTTTGGATATGGTATTGGCTACCTACTTGGATTAGATAGTAAGGTAGTTTATAACTATGACTATTATGAGAATCGTCCAGACATTACTAATGAACGAATGATCAAACTTGTTGAATATCAAACTGATGAGCTTATCGATGCCTTGAATCTAAAAGATAGTAAAGATTATCTGAAAGAATATGAGAAGCTTATGGGCCTTGTAAAGACATTGTGTTCATTAAATGGTGTTGATGAAGATCGTTTGATGACACGTATTACTGTAAGCAATTTGACTAAAATCTGCTCTACGTTCGAAGAATGTCAGGCAACCATAGATAAATATACCGATAATGGTGTAGAAGTTTATTCTAAATACTTTAAAGTGCAAGGTAACTGGATTCATGTTGTATATTCCTCAAAAGAACAGGTAGTGAACGGTAAAATGTATCGCGCTCATAAGTTTCTGAAATGTATATATTTTGAAGAGCCAGTGCTTGATGACCTTGTATAAATATACGTAAACGAAGGTGGCTATTGATGATTTTATTTGAATACGATTATGATATGTGTGATATTCCTCTTAATGAGAGTATCCAACAGTTAAACGAAGAAGATTTGGAGCGCTTATTCGTGAGTAGTTCTAATGTTCATAGCTTCTGGTTTAAGGATAGTGGGAACGGTATTGGTACATTAACTATAGAATTTAACAATGGTGCTGAATATGAATATTATCAAGTACCTTATACTGTAGTAAAATACTTCACGGTAGCACCATCATTTGGGCGGTTCGTGTGGAAAAATATCCGTGGATACTATAGTTATCGCAGAGTTGATGTAAAAGGTTATCCATTAATTAAGCCTAGAGTTAAAACTGATCCTAATACTGGTAAGATAGTCCGATGGAAGAAGAAAAGAAAGAAATAGAGGGGGTATGAACTATGATTGTTAAAAATCTAAAAGGTAGTAATGTAAAATTTAAATAATATAGTGGACTTAGTATATAAAAGGGGGATGAGTGTATCCCCCTTTTTTCTTATCTATAAATATTATTAAAGATAAAAAGGATATTATAATGACTAAAAAGATTTTTGAAGGCGTTAAATTTGGAGAGAAAGAAAAAGCTCTAATACTTAAGAATGCCAAAGATTTTAATGTTGGTATAGAATATGAAATGCATTATAAAGAAAATCTTAAGATCGGAGATTTCTTAGATAATGACATGGATGATTTTTTATCCATGATAAATGCATATGACCTGACGGTAGAGGTTGAACGAATATTTGAAGATGTTCTAGTAGGTAGTAAAATACAACAGATGGTTAAAGATGGAATGATCCTAATCAAGCTGTTTGATCATATTAATGACTTTGACCGACTTGTGAAGAAAAATGTAAAGTCTGACGAACAGGAAGATGATGAACACGAGTTTGGTACTCAAATGAATATGGTTGATGATGAGAAAACCATACGACAGTTTTATGATGCCTTCATGAAGATCTTAAACAACGGTGACATTGATAAGACAAATGTTAAGCGTATCTCTTCTTGGAATCGAAGTTATATAGAAGATATAATGCGTTTTATCGACCTGTATTATGAGGGTGAAATGTTTAATGACGAGAATTTCGCACAATACAGTGATTATTTAGTAATTATTAGTAAGATAATCGATGGTGATGAGAAGCACTTAAATGGATTGATAGATTCGATGGCTAATACGGAATTACTAGATATACCGAGTAAAGAAGATATACCTTATGAGTTTGCAGAGTTTGATGAACAAAGCATAAGTTTTGATCAGTATACAACTTATCGTGAGGATCATGCTACTATACCTACTATTGATAATGAAATTTTCAGAGAATTTTCAGAGCAATTTGAATCTATTTCGTCTGAAATCCCGATGCATTCAGAAGGTTCCTTACCTGATGAAGATGATTTAAAAGAACACGGTGTTGATATATCTAAAATCACGGGTATTAAAAGGGACAATGCTGAACAGGCTGAAGTTATAACCACCAAGATGAACGTAATTGAGGCATTTAAGAACATAGACCAGATGTTCAATTTTATGATCAGTAATTCGGAAACAAGTAATTATTCAGGAATGCATATATCAATATCAACTAATAAATACAATCTTGACGACTTCAACCTGATGAAATTCGTGGCTCTTTTAGATCTAGATCATGTATTAGATATGTTCCCTGAGAGACAATATGTTGAAAATCTAGAACAAATAATTGATTATGAAGCAAAGGATATGTTGCCTGATGTTATCGAGGATATATACAATAGTAATAATAAAGTATTGTCAGCATCAGAAATTGTTAAAACACTTACACACAGAATTGAAGTGATGATTTCTTACCACAAGGAACAATCTATAAAATTTGGTGATTATAAAGTATTAGATGGGCGTATAGAACTACGGTTCTTTGGTGGGGAAGATTACCATTTATACGAGGATGAGATCAAACATCACTTATTAAGGGCGCTATATCTTTTGAACTTCGCTTATACAGACACATATAATAATGTTTTTTATAAGAAGATGGTTAAGATAATTAATAAAAATGCTAAGGAAAAATATAATACTTCATTAAGTAACATTGTATCGGTAATAAATCGAGCCAACAAGATATTTCCTAAAGATATAGCAAAAATGTATGACTGGTTTAAAAAGACCATAGGTCAAGAACAGATAGATGACATTAAACAGTTCGATAGATATATGTCAAAAGCGTTTGGTGAAGACTGGATGCTAGATTTGGATTTTTTAAGGGGTTTGGAATGAGTAAAGAGTTATTTGAGGGGATTAAGTTTGGTAATAAAGAAAAACAGTTTATTTTAGATCATGCTGATGAATATTTTGTTGGTATCGAATATGAGTTTAATTATGAAGGCGAAGAGGTTAACTTCGATGATGTCATTGATATATCACAGGCTGATGATGAAATACTTCATGATTTAGACAAACTCTATGATAACCACGATATGTTTCTAGAACCTGAATATTCCGAATATATTGCTGATTATGTTGAAAGTGTCCATGACATGGATAGTTCAGTACCGTCAAAGGTAATGGACTTTCTTACATTAACAACACGATTAGTTAAAAAAATAAGAGAGTTTCAATCTTCTGATACTGAGACGCAAGATTTATTCCCCGATGATAAGAAAGCATCTTATGTTATTCTTTATAGGGATGTTTTGAAAGACTCAGTAAATGATGAAGGGGAAGTAGAGCTTTACAGCATAAAAGATATTGTATACAACCATGAAATTAATCTTAGAGAGATGTATGATATATGTACTGTATTAGATGTATATTTTGATGGTGATCTTTTCGGAGCCAATAGTGAGATGATGAAAGATTTCTATAACTTTTATCAGTCCAATACCTTATTTGATGAACGATTTTTCAACATTACGGAAATAACTAATGATGAATATTTAGATTCCATTGATAAAGATGAAATTGTGGATGTATCAGATGCAATTGAGATGTTGTCTAATTCTTCATTGATCACAACTGAACTTGATATAGAACATCTTTCTTATACCGTAGAGCCAGATGGTTTCAGTTATGGTGATTTTACGCTTCCTGATTATATATCGTATGTGGAGAATTATCATGATGTTTTGGGTATAACTAGGCATCTCGTGGACACTGCGAGAGAAAATTTAGAAGATATTATACAGAACTATGAAGTGAACGAAGATGAAATTAGAGATCAGATTCCTCATATCGATAAGATTGTTGATGAACACGACGAAATGATAGAAGTGATTACAGAGAAAATGGATGTTGATGAGGCATTGCTTAATATCGAGACCATGTTTAAGTATTTGCAGAATCACCGAGTTGAAAGCTATGCTGGTATGCATATATCTATATCGTCACGTATTCATGATCATGATGACTTTAACATAGCGAAGTTTATTACTATTATGGACATAGATTATATAAGTGAATTTTTTCCTGAGAGAAGTCATGTACTGGATTTGCAAGAAATTGTAATATATGAAATAGAAAAGGTAATCGATAAGTACATTCTAACTAGTGTTTTAGAAAATGATAGCTTAGTGGATGTCGTTAAGAACTTAGAACAGTATATCTCGAATACGAATAATAAAGAAAAATTTCAAACTATTAACTTCAAAGATTATGATATACTTGGTGGGCGTATTGAACTGCGATTCTTTGGTGGTGAGAATTACCATGAGCGATATGGTGAAATAGGTACGCATCTATTCAGGGCATTATATTTACTAAACTTTGCATATACTGATGAGTACAACAAAGAGTACTACAAGAAGTTGTCCAAGATGGCCAATAGCGTAGTGAAAGAAAAGTATGGTTTTACTATGTCATATCTATATAGTTCACTTAAGGCAATTTCTAAAAGAATTGATTTGAGCGAATTCTTTGAAGAGTTTGATGAAGGCAATCCTAATCAAGATTCTATGGAGTTGTTTGAGCGGTATTTCAAGAAAAAATACATAGATGTTATCCAAAGCCTTCATAGAGTATTAAAAAGCTGGTAGACATGGTTAGAAAATATGGCATACTATACACAGGAGGTATAGTATGCTTTTTATTGAATTAGTTGGAATAATCGCTACCTTTTTTGTGGTTCTTAGTTTTTGTTTTAGGAATATACGGACGGTGCGAATGATAAACATGATAGGCTCTTTTGTATTCGTTTTATACGGAATATTGCTTACGTTGAATGCCGGTAGTGTCATGGGATTTATTTCTATTCTAGTAGTTAATATCATTCTTTTTGGGATCAACGGTTATCACTTAGTTAACAAAACACATAAAGCTGATTGATAATAACTATTAGATTATTGCTTATAATTATGTTTCACTATAATAAATACTAAAGTGGGAGATGATTATGGTTATGGTTATTAAGTATGAAAGTGTGTTAAAAACGTTAACATTTTGTGTAATACATTTTATGGTTGGTTTTAGTATCGCGTACTTATTTACGGGATCATTAGCATTGGCAGGTGGTATTGCATTAGTAGAGCCTATGGCTAATACAGTGGTGTTTTATTTCCATGAAAAAAATATGGAAACGTATATGTTCTTGAAAAGAACGTGATGGTCAGTCTTTGGAAAAAGTTTCTTTAAAATGACTAAGACACTTTCTACAACCGCTACAGATGTTGTAGTCAGACGCTAAATCTTTTAATGTTTTTCCTTCCTGTTTGTATTGTTCTACTGTCTTATCATTTACATTTTGACAAATGCATACAATCATGCTAATTACCTTTATGGAGTTTAATATGGTATTTATTTTTATGATAATTATTTTAATGATGATTGTCAAGTTTATCTATCACACAAACAATATTAAGTCGTTGAATAGAGATAATCGTAAGGGCAAGTTCCACCATAGTGTTGTTACTGGGAAGTATAGAAAAACCCTTTCTAAGAAATAGTGAATAGATACTTGACAGATAACTGTTTGGTTGTAATATCGACTTAAGAAATGAGGTTATGGTTATGGCTAAAGTACGAGAAGACAGTGATGGTAAGTATATCATTTCTGAAGGTAAGGTTATCCGACCTATCGATGAATCAGAATACGAGACCGATTCTGATGTAGTAGTATCGCCATGTAAGGACACACCAATATATGGTGTGGGTAAAAATGGCACGTGTAAACGTGGTGAGTATTGTGAGGCTTGGTATGATACCGGACTTAACAGTGATATGCATAAAACGCTTATTGAAAGTGAAAACCCTGATGAATCATTGACTGAAGTTACTGATATACAGAAGCAGTTGCTCCAAGATTATCCAATCACAAAGAATCAAGATGGAAATATTTCATTCGCTGAAATACGCAAGGAACATAAAGAGTTGTTACAACGTGGTGACGGTGTGGTTTTTAATGCTTTGAAAGAATCACTATCTGATAGCGCGAATAATGAAATTGGCTCAATTCCACCCCTTGATATATTTAATGAACAGGATGACAAAAGGAATGATCATGATTAAACCCGAATGTGAAGAGAATGTACCTGACTTTCTTAAGGATGCTATATCCGAGTTAATATTCAAAGGTGAGAACATTGTATATGATTTCGAAAAACATTATTCCCCTACAAGAGCGCTTAAAAAGGCTCATATCATAAGCGATAAAAAACCAGATGGGACAGTGGAGATGAAAAGATTCATTGTCAGCTATGTGACTAATGCTGGAATTGTGGAAATATTTAATATTACTGAAGATAAAATGAATTGGTGAATAAATGAAAAATGTAAATGAAGCATTACAGGCTCTAGGCTCAACGACAAAACGTAAAGAAAAAGAAGCAATATTGGAAGAAATAAAAGCGTCAGATCTAAATGATATTTTCAAACGGGTTGCGTTTTTAGCATTAGATCCAAGACATGTTTTTAATATTGTTGAATATGACAAGAAAGAGCTTATGGAACAGGAAGATGATAGAACGATCATTGGTTTAAACGAAGCTCTGGATATTTTAGAAGAAAAGCTTTTGAATGAAGGTATTCGTGGTAATGCAGCAAAAGACCTTTTATTTGATATTTCTGGAAAACTTCTCCCTGAAGACCAAAATGTGTTGCAGTGTGTGATTGATCGTACACTGCGTTGTGGAGTAAGCGATAAAACTATTAATAAAATCTGGGACGATCTTATATACGTACATCCATATAGGCGTTGTTCATCATTTACTGAGAAAAACCTGAAGAAGATTAAGTTACCTGCTATTTCTCAACTTAAAGAAGATGGAATGTATGTTGATATTGTTGTGAATGATGGTGTCGTAGAATACAGATCTCGTAGTGGTGGATATTTTGCTTGGCATAATCACGAAAATGAGAATTTATTAAAACATAATGCCGATGGCCATGTTCTTATGGGTGAAGCCCTAGTTAAGGATGAAAATGGTGAAATCATGGATAGGCAATCTGGTAACGGGTATCTCAACGGTGATGAGGTCGATCCTACGCGCATCGTATTTAGTTTATGGGATATGATACCCATCGATGAATGGACCGCAGGTAAGTCATCACAGCCGTACTCTGAGACCTATAAGAAGTTGTGTAAAGTAGTTCCGAACCTTAATTATTCGTTCCGTATCGTTGATACCCGCGAAGTAGAAACCGTGGACGAGATCGTTGAGCATTTCAAATCGAATGTTAGTAAAGGTCTCGAAGGAAGTGTGGTTAAAAACAAGGACAGCGTTTGGAAGGATGGTACTAGCACTGATCAAGTGAAAATAAAGCTTGTCTTTGAAGTAGATCTAGTAGTCACCGATGTTCTAGAAGGCGATAAAGGTAAGAAATATGAAAACATGCTAGGACGTATAACTGCAAAAACATCTGATGGACTATTAGTTACAGATGTTGGCGGCGGCTTTAAGGATTCTGAACGCGAAGCATTTTACAAAGACCCATCTAAGATAGTTGGTAAAATTGTAACTGTGAAGGCATGTGATATATCCAAGAGTGATGAGAACGAATATTTCACATTAAGTAACCCACGTTTTATAGAAATTCGTAAAGACAAGAATGAAGCTGATAGTTTTGAAAGGGTTAAAGAGCAAAAAGAAGCTTCTGTTCGAAGCTTGGAAATCATTCTATAAGGAACCATCATGGATTTGATAGCTATTGTGGGAATAATTGCAGCTTTGATAACCATAACATCCACAGTGATATTGGTAGTGAGACGAATTCGACGTTTCATGTCAGCTATAGATACCCGCTTAGGTATGGTCGAAGATAGTTTGAAGTTGCGTGAAGAATTAATTGTAACAAAAGAGTTTGTCGTATTAAATGAAGACAACGACAAGCTCTATACTATCCCAGTTGGTCAAACTGTTATTGTTTATGAGGTGAAAAACACCATCGTTGACTTTGTAACAGAAGATAGATTGATACGGGGTAAAACAAATATAGAAAATTTTAAACAGGAGTAAAAAATATGACGTGTATTATTGGTGTTGAAGTGGGAGATAAAGTTGTTATTGGTGGTGACATCCAAGGTTCTGGACGAAATAATAAGATTGTTCATACACAACCAAAAGTATTTAAAAATGGAGACATGGGATTTGGATATACCTCAAGTTATCGCTTTGGGCAAATTATTGAGCATTCTATGACCAAAGATTTTGTCCCAACAACACAATCTCAAATTTATCCATGGTTGGTCAAAGAGTTTGTACCACACTGCCAAAATGAGCTGGAAAAAGGTAAGTTGAATGGTGGCGGTAATTGCCTGATTGGCGTACAAGGTCAGCTATGGGAGTTGCAATCAGACTTTTCCATTCTTCGTTCTGTTAATGGGATTAACGCGGTTGGTAGTGGTTATGAGTATGCACTAGGTGCCATGCACACTTACTTAAAAGATCGAGATATACGAAATATGACAACCGACGAGGTAATACCATTGATTCATAAAGCGATGGAAACCGTTTCAACATTCTGTCCTACTGTCGGAAGTGCATGTACTACTATTGTTATTTAAACAAAAATAGGACTCACTGAGTCCTATTTTTTCGTAGGCTTTTCGAAATCCCCTAATAGTTGATTCCGATCAAATTCTTCACCTGCCCCCTCGGAACCTTCCTGTGGTGGCGTATCGCCGTCTTCATAATAAACATCCTTTGTTTTAGGTTTATTCATATCATGGTCTTGCTTTTCTTTTCTAAGCTGCAACTTGGCCATTTCAATTTCACGATCCATTGCAGAGTTCTTAGCATTGAGGGCAATGTCTAGTAGCTTAGTAGCACTTGCTAAATATTTTGAACCAGCATTGGCTTCCATAGTCATCGCCACTGTCATAATTTCATCAAACTTATTCATAGCAGTGGTGTGAATATTATCAACGTCACTATGGTATTTTCTCAAACTTTTTAGCTGACGCTTCTGTTCTTCAAGTTCGTTTAACTTTTTTTGTGTTTCAGCTATTTGCTTTTTTAGATCTTCGGGATTTTCCATTTCATTTTCATCCCAATCAGAATCTTCAAGCTCAGCCAGATAATCCTTCATATCGTCTAATTCATCAGTATCATCGTCTTTTGAGTTTTCAATATTTTCATTACTGAATTCTTTATTAATATCTTCGATAGAAGGAAGATTAAAGGTTTCTTCCAACGGAGTTTTATTTGACATTGTACACCTATCTTCGTCTTGTTTTAGGTCGATTCTTCTTAATACCTTTACTATATTTAGTATTACGATATATCTCAGCTTCAGTTACAATTCTGAACCGTATTCCTCTTTTTTTACAAAATATTTTAGCAGCTTCCCATTTGGCTTGATTTATAACAAACGCTTCCTTGTCTTTTTTACTTTTGGCGTACTTAGGATTTGCTTGCTCCATAGGTTTAATTTCAACTAGTTCTGAGTACTTTCGTCCACGTACATCAGTATATATTACAAAGAAATCGGGAACATAGTTTGAGATTTTTTTGGTAAAAGGATGTCTATATTTAATAGATAATGACTCAGATGCCCAGAAAACAATATTGGGATGCTCATCGCACATTTCACACATCTTCAGCTCCCAACTTGAACGATATGTGATTTTGTTAATATTATCACCAATGTATTTTTCGCGGTTTTTTGGGTAAAATCGACCCTGATGCCAGCGCTTATCCAATTATCGATCTCCTAATAAACTTATTTGGTATAACTTGGTGTCTACGTTTAGTAACAAAAGAAGTGTTTGGGCGATATGTATTTAGTATATCAACCATCTCTTTAGTTATTTCTTTACCATCAATACCATTTTCTAAAAATGCTATCGCATTTATGTTATTACGATTACAGTAATTTATTACAGCAGAAACACGGCTATCAATATCATAAGAGTTGTATCCCTCTTTCAAAAGGATACCTTTTATTTGATCAAAATATTGTTTGTTTTCCATTAGAATAGTCCTCCTAAGAATCCGCCAACACCGCCTGTAGCTCCTGTGGCGATATTCACACCTTGCTGTCCTATAGCACGTTCAAGTGGGTTATCTGAATTCAGAAAACCATCTGCGGCGTCTACAGCCTCAATTTCAGCCAAACGTATCATGCTTTGTGCGACTGGATTGTCTAATGCGAGGTCTCTTTGGTTATCAACAACCTCTACACTTGGACGCAATTCATTGGAATTGGCATATACATCAGATACTTCAGTATCTTGCAGACCGTTGGTTAAATGCGTCAATACATTGTCTGCTTCAGTCAGGAATTGATCATAGGTCATATTGATATTTGACATATCAATGTATTCATATTCTATGTTACATGTAGCGGCAAGCTGTTCTTCACTCTCGTAACTAAGTTCATCATAAACGAATGACTTGATCATGGGGTTGACTACGCGTATCTTTTTTGCACCATCAGCCCAGAAAAAGTAAATAGAAATTGCATTGATAAATTGTTTATCGTCACGATCACTGTTATGACCAAAGTGATAACCTGTTTGATCTACTTCAAAATCGTTAAAGTAATATGACATATATTCTTTATATAGATCTAAAATACTTATTTTACTGTCGTCGTCTTTGTAGGTTTGGTAAATATCACCAAAACGACAAGTTATTGGAGTGTACACAAGTCTCTTAGGTACATTACGATGATGGTTGTACTGATTTACAGCCTCCATCTCGATTTCGGCACTTGGAAATGTCATGTTCTTAAGTAAGAACGAAGTACTTCTTGGGTATTTTGATTTTAAACGCTTGCTGTTAGGAACAATAGCGGTGTTGAATTCAAAGTCAACCAAGAAAAGACTCTTCATCATAGGATGACTAGTGTTGTACTTGAATTCAGCATCTTGTACTACTGAATTGAAGAATTCATTGTTACCATATGCGTAAGAATCAAGAAATAGCTTCTCTTCACGCACTTCACTTGCAGCACTATTGTATTGTGGTGGAATTATTTGCTCGCCGGTACCAAGGAAAGAATCGACAATGCCACCTACACCAGCCATACCTACCGCAGCTAGTGCTTCTTCACGCGCACCTTCTGCACGACGAGTCGCAGTTTCGGTTGCTCCTTTTTGGATATCGCCGAAAATATTTCCACTGCGTTCACTCACACGTGATAAAAAATCACGATTGCCATCATCTTGTAAAAATGACATCTTCTACTCCTTAATTAGGCCGGTGGCCACAAATCACCGTCGTAATTACCTACACTTGGATCATTAGGGTCTATGTATCGAACGTCATCTTCTGTGGTAAAGACTCCCGAAACACGGTCTTTGACGTTAGATAATAGGTTCTGTCCTGAGTCCAATACGCCACTCGCAGTATCGGAAATATTATCAAAAAACCCTCCTTCTTCTTCAGCTTGAGCCCGGTCCCCGCCATTCGGAGCGCCTTGTCCTCTCGATGAATCTTCATATGCGAAACTAGGGTGAAGGATTATGCGACGTTCTTGTGATATATCAAAATAGTCAAAGGAACAGTTAAGTGTTATTTTTGATATACCAACCCCATCATCGTATGAATTTGGTGTATTTTCGATACTGTCAATTGTACATCCATAAAATGTCCATGTTTCCAAAGACTTATGGTTAGTTCTACCATCCATTACTTGTAGCACACATTTGAATTTAGTATCTATGCCCATGTACGGTGATTTCTTCTTATCCTGTGTAATAGGATGAAACTTATATGTTTGTTTTTTTGCTTGAGCATATATCTGAGATATTACCGCGTTTGTAATATCGTCACGTAGTATCATAGTGAAATTTTCATGCTTCAATCGTCCTGAGTATTTTGCTCTACCAATAAAGCTATTTGTTTCTTGAGTATTGAAATTTAGCGCAGGACGCGTGAATGACTCGGCCATAGCAGTTATAATAGAGTTAGGTTGGATTGCGTATCGTTCACTTCCTACGTTTGCATCGTCTTTGACGGCGGCAGTAGTAGAAAGTGTTCCAAAATCTAATAGAAACACACGAAATCTACTGTTGAATTTGGGCTGTATAAGTCCAGCACGTTTATCTTCAACAGTGTCTATAGGGACACCATACTTGTCCATTTTACCAAAACTCATTATTATTCCTCGTTATTGAAAAATCCGCTTACGCTATCAGTAACACTATTTACACCTGACGAGATGCTATTAGTCACTGTATCAGTAACTTCGCCCAACATTCCTTGTCCTTCCCCAGTGCTTGATAGCTTTGACTCGGGAGGGGTAGCCATTACTGACGCATTACTAGTTACGTACCAGAATAATTGTTTAGCAGATTCAACACCATTCACTTCAGAATAATAACCACCTAAGTAGTCGTATGAAATAACCAATGGAATTTCATTAAGTCCACCCTCCATGTAGCTCAATGATCCAAAGTCCACACTTTCGATAAAACAACCTTCCAGTCTAAAAGCATCAACTGCTCTCATTTCATTAATACCATCCAGTGTTTCTATTATCATTGTGAACTTACATGCACCGCCGCTTAAGGCATACCTACCTTCGTTAAAGTCGTATTGCTTTTGCAATTGAGAAGCAACAGCCTCACTTAAAGAGTTGGCAATATCGTCACGAAATGTTACGGTGATATTTTCAAACTTAGGTTTATTGAAAACTTTTATTGAACCAGCATACGTTCCTAGTTCAGTAGCCTCAAAGGTCACCTTTGGTCTACCAACACTGATTGCTTGTTGAGTAGAGTCAAACGAATAGGAGGCTGATTCCAGCCCCCCAAAGTTTACAAATCTAACTCTAAATTTAAATTTAAGCTTAGGCTGAATCGCGACATCCCGTGGGCTCAGACCATCTATTGGGATGCCATATTTAGCATATAAAGCCATATTAACCCCTTAGTTAAACAGCAGAGTTGTTACCATCAACTGTGTCTTGGAATTCGAAGCTTTCTAATGCAGTAGAGTTACTAAAGTTCACATCTTGACTAGATCCCATTGCATTAGTAATATGGAATACGTTATCAGGACGTAGAGTTAGTGAAATCTGTACAGGATCACCAGTACTGTAGTTTAGCGAACCCCATTCAACGTTGGTTATCCAGCATCCGGTGATGAACCAAGCTTCGGTTATTTCAGCACCTGAACCACCGCCTTGCGGCCATTCTGCATCACCATTAGAGCCGTTCAACATCATTATCTTTGTGTTGAACTTTATAGCACCAGCAGAGGGTGCGTGACTTTGGTGATATGGGTTATGTTGACGATCAAGCTGTGCTTGAACCAACCCAGCAACAGTGTTATTTGCGTCGTTACGTAGGTTTACGTTAAATGTACCAAGGGTATGCTTCCCTGCTACATAGTAACGAGATACATAACTATCAATCTGTACTGGTTCTTGTTCGAATGTTGGAATTGTGACATCTACTACGTTTTTAGTAGCAGCAAATGTATCGGTTACACCGCCCATACCATCAAATTCGATTTTGAAACGGTATTGTAGTTTTGGTTGAATTTGCGCTTCTACCTGACTGTCATCATTAGGAACGCCATATTTATCAAATACACTAGGCATATATTAATCTCTCCATTTTGTAATCTATATTCTTATTTATGCTTCAAATGCTTATTTTTATTTTATATCAGATTCTAAGCGTTTGAGACGATCTTCCATGCGCTTTAAACTATAATTTATATCTTTCTTATATAGTTCATAGTCTTGTCTATTTTGATATACTTCACTTAGGTCTTTTGATAACTCGTTCAACTGGACGTTTATATTCAACAACTTTTGCTGTAGTTCTGCATCGCCAATTCTTTTGTCAGTATCATATGTATTTTCCAAATCCTGTATAGCTTTTTCCAATTCACGAATATGTTTGTATATCGCTTTATTATTCAGATCGACTTCCTCTCTTATATTTTCATAGAAGGCAGTATGCTCCCGCTGTGTGTTTTCCAGATTGTCCAAACGACCATTCACACTAGACCACCATAATGTACCAACTACGATAATTGTAATTATCGCACCAATAGCACTAGTTGCCGTACTTGGTGTAAATACAGCATTTTTATCACCTTCAAACAAACTAATAAGACTTGCTTTAGTGCTTTCGGTGTTGCGCTCGTCTTTTATTTCATCAAGTAAATCTTTATCTTTGTCGTATGACATGTCTTAGTGCCTTAAATAAATATATCATCCCAAATAAAGTCATTTATAAAGTCTTTAATGCGCTCATCTTCTTTTATAATATAGAATGATTTACATTTGAGCATGATTTCGTTTCCGTTACGAAACGCTTCTTTAAAATTGTTTTTCTTATACTCCCCATTAGAAAGTATTGTATGTATAATTTTTTCGTATTTCTCAGGGTCTTTTTCTTTAAGAGAATCAAGAAACTTTTTGGCTTCTTCATAGGTCTCAATGTTAGGATATTCTTCTGGTGTACCGTAAATACTTCTGAAGATTTTCACTTTAGACATCCAGCCAAATTTTAAAAATAAATCAGCATACTTTTCACTATTGATAATGCTGAACTTTCCAATAGGGAATATGTAGTGTATCTCTCCGTATCTACTGGCTAGACCACGATTAGTAGTTACGAATACAGTTTTGCTACGTGCCTCTATACCGAAATTGTCTTTGAACCATTGATTTGAAATCTCGTGATCAATGAGTTCTGTATTTATTGGACTGGGACGTTCTTTGACTGCTAATTTAGTAAGACTGTCATATGGTGTTGCCGAGCCACGTAACAACGGCTTCTTAATACCATTTCTTGATAATTCTTTGAGTAAGTTCAAATATGGACCGCAATTTGTCAGTATTTTTTCTTCCATCAATGGTTCATCGTCTTCAAACATATACATACCTATAAATAATTGTTAAGGAGATTAATCTATGCGTCTATCAAAATTATTAGTGGAAACAAAGGTGTCTGATATATTCCCAGATACATTTGAATCTTTTATTTCTGACTATAATCTTATTTATTCAAGAAACCTTTTTGTGGTATTTTCCAATGAAGAGATTTCATCGGTCGGTGACTTAGAGACTGATCCCAATAACAACCTTCCAGTAGCATTCCCAATTAAATCAGTGTTAAATGATCAAGCATCATATACTGACTACGCTGAGTATAAATTTCTTAATGTTATTCAGATCAATGGGTCTATATTTTATCTTTCGAAGACAAAGCTTTCGCATGTTAAAGAGTTGAGTAAAGTAATAGGATTGGGTAAGGAAGACTTTGATTTCATGATAGGTAAGTTTAGCGACAATTATAAAACTTCCAATCCAAGTATAGAAAGTTACATGTTTTCCAAGCTACTATTTAATGACGTAGAGATTAAGGACAATGAGATGAAATTGTCGCGAGTAAGTACATCTACTATACAGAAGAGAATGAAGAAAATGGGTATATCGGTAATAGTACAGAATGAGAATTCTGGTAATAACCTTATATCAAAACACTTCAGTACCGTTGCTATAATAAATGACACGTTCAGAGTCAATGATCGTTATGAGCTAATGGAACAAACCCCAAAGGATAAAATAGATGCTCCTAGTGATAACTCTCATTTATATTTTAGAGACGCGAAATATATGAGAGGAATTGCAAGCGAAATCGCTCAAGGTCTGGGTACCCATTTGAATTCTGATCCAAGTTATAGTATTTTCCTTGATTATTATTTTTGGACAGTTGATGGTATTGAAATAGTAATAACGGTTGCGTTCGGAAAAGAAGAAGAAAGTGAAACACACGATAACGTTTATTATATTGTAGAGGCTGATACACCATATGGCGTTGTAGTTCACCGCATTCACGTTGATCAGGATATTGATGTGATATCAGATGAAATTGCCGATGTGTATAAGGCACATGTTGTACCCAATGACGACTGGAAACCAACCAATAGGGATATATTTCTGGATAGTGAACGAAGAGAGTATAAACTGTTCGACCAACACTATGATGATGTTGTTAGTGTAGTTGATGAGTTCTACCCAATCATTCAGCGCTTTGGTAGACAATATAATCTCAATATACCATTGCTTAGTTATTTTGGAAACTTTGATAAAATCTACATTCATCAATTCGTTGAGTTCTTAGCCTCGAATCCTACACCAGCAGTACAATTGATCGATGAGCTGATCGAAAAGGATTATGATTTTAATCAATTGTTCTATGTGCCAATGCCCCGAAAGATCACTGTCGATGTTCTAAAAAATATCGCTATGATTTATGCGAACCTCAAGGCAAGGCGTCCCAATATCGACGGCTGGCATCTATTCAAAATGAAATAAGTCTTGACATACGGTCGTGAATCACTTAGAATTTGTAGTGAATTCACTTAGGAGATTGTTTTATGAGTAAGCCGTATCAAGAGAAAATTCGCCATGTCCGTGGTGTCGTAGTTGGAAATTCACTGGAACACTGGAAAAACGTTAATTTCACAATTGTTTCTCAGAAACTTAATGAGACACAAGTTGAATATAAAGTATCGTATTGTTCACCACGTGATACCTTTATTAAAAAAGAAGGCATTCGTGTGGCACGAGAAAGTGAAGTTAGCTACGTAGTTGACATCAAAGAAGGCTCTACCTTTAGTGATATCAACTTTGCTATTATCACTGACATGGTTAAGAATCGTGAAGATGCCCCGAAAGCACATCGTGCTTATCTCGAAAGTATCTTTAATTCACTGGTTGTACAAGTACAATAACGATACAGGTGTAACATGGAATATCCAATACTCACATTTTTAATGCTTTCTGGTCTGCTAGTGTTTGTGGTGTTAAGTAAGCTTGATTCTCAAGGATTTAACACAGCACTGGGTGAGCCTAAAGATATGGGTCTTGGATATTTTGCATTTTGTATATTCTTTGTTCTTTTTGTTGTTTTGGTGGAAAGTATCAGCGCGGTACTTAGCCTATTCAAAATCAAAGACGATCTTGCAGAAGAGATCTACAACAAGGATATTAATAAAAAATAAGGAAGAGGGTCAATCTCTCTTCCTTACCTGTCCTTCTCCACGACTTAAAAGATTCCATCTTATCGTTGATTTATCATAATCGCCCAATTCAGTCTTGAACTTTTCTATAGAATCATCATCAAGCATAGTTCGATAACGCTCTTTCCTTATGGTAAGATTCTTGTCAGTAAACATACCTACTTTATCAAAGTCGATACCTTTCATTACAGCTACTTTGTTATCAGTGAAATCATTGGTCACGAAGTATGTACATATTTGCCCTACTATTTCAGTGAATAACACGGGCTTTAGCTTTTTAGGAAGTAATTTAGTATGCGTCAGATAGGTATTCATTTCGCCTCGTACTGTAAAGCTATTTTTACTAAAGCGATAAGTTTTATAGTTGGGATTCTTTTCAAAGTTATTTTTTGCTAAGAATTTAGCAAACTCTTTTTCGTTAGGAAGATGATGACCTATAAAATCATGCACAGTTCGGAGAATGTCATTTTCAACAGCAGATAGACCGGGATGTGATTCGTCCGACGGTGTTTTAAAGATCTTCATACGATTATTCACGATGATATCGTACATCATATCTTTCTGTGTTTTATATGGATCACGACTGGTATATTCGATCCTAACCTTTTTTAGAATTTTTGATAACATTTTATTATTATGTTCAGCCACGGCTTGCCATAATGGTAATGCATCTTCGTCAAGGTATGGTAGTTTCTTAAATTCTTCCGCAACTACAATACAGTAAGCTACTAGTTCATTACCATGTACTTCCACCGCTTCATTTAGAACGTCTTTTATTTTCATTATTGTTTATATCTCCCAATTATATCTTCTAGAATATGGTATTTATTTTTAAGAGTTTTTCGTAACCCTTCATGTATATCTATACGACCAATACAGTTTAACGGCAACCATATGAAGTCGTTTGTTTCTTTACTTGATATACAGAAATCATCAAATTTGTCTACAACCATGACGAATGAGTAATATATGAATTTTGTATCATCGCTAAGAAAAACATCAAGTGGGAATAGTTTGTCGAACTCCGGGTAGGTTCCTAACTCTTCCTTAATTTCACGTTTCAGCCCTTGAGCAAAGTTCTCACCTTTCTCAAGTTTCCCGCCCCAAAATCCCCATTTTAAAGGATGGGATGAATTCTTGGAACGTTGTTGTAAAAGAAACATATCTTTATCTTTATCATATATAAGACAACCTACACACTTGATCATAGTACCTTCTTAGCCAAAATAAATGTTATAGCCTTCATCGTCAGTATCTGAATTTTTCAACTGCTCTTCCAGCTTTTCCAATTCAGTCTGAGCTTCTTGTTTCAATTCGCTTCCATTGAGTGTAACACCACCTTGCGGACCTGCCAAGTTCTGAAATTTAGAACGACCTTCACCTAACATCATCTTCGACTTTGCTGCGGCATACGAGATAATCCATGGACGAATATAAACATCATTAAGTAGTTCATCATTGCTACGATATGATTCAGTAACAAGTAAAAATACCTCATCACGTCCTATTTTATTGAATATCTGTAATATTTTTGTGCTTGGATTCCAAGCATAGTCTATGCGACCAGCCACAATCTGTTCCAGTGTTTTGATATAGTTATGTTGTATATGTACCGTGGCAATACTTCCATATGTCATATTTTGATTTAAAGCATGCATCATCTGGTTCATATACATCATCAAGAATGGATCTTGAGTGTAATCAGTTGCTGCACTTGACCCTATTGTGTTTCTTTTTATTTCTTTGATGTCAACGATATCAGTATCACTCAAGTCATATTGTTGTGTGAATTTTTTATATTTAAAGATCGTACCTGTTTCCGCAGTAGCATTAGAAGCTCGTTGGCGGTACACCTTCATTGCAAAATCTAATGCATAATTGATATGCTCTTTACTAAGTTCTAGATCAACCAATCCATCGCCAAGTGTTAAACGAACCTCTTGTACGGCTTGTTTCATAGTTTTTGATTCGGGCATGTTATTATCCTTTGTTGTTTTATAGTATTTATTGACGTAGTAAGGTATTGTGATATAAATATTCACACAGTAAAGGTAAAATTATGAGTGAGAAGAAAATAACGGATTCAATCATCGTTGATGATTGGGAAGTGTTAACTCCCAATGGATATAAAGATATAATGAGCTTACATACGACCATTGAGTTTGAGGTATGGGAGATCTGTACTGAAAATTTTAGTTTAAAATGTGCAGATGATCACATAGTGATCAAAGATGGTTGCATTGAAACGTTCGTGAAAAACATAAGTGTAGGTGATCACATTCTTACCGATAATGGATTAGAGTCTGTGACAAGAGTCGAAAGTTTAGGGTACTCAGAAACTATGTATGATATTCAAGTCAATGATCATTCACAACAGTACTACAGTAATGGTATAGTAAGTCATAATACCGCCTGTGCAGCGTTATATCTATTATGGTATGCGATGTTCGTAAGAGATACAAACATCCTTGTAGCGGCTCATAAAGGCACTGGTGCTGCCGAAATCATGGATCGGATACGCTATGCATATGAGGAATGCCCTGATCACATTCGTTGTGGTGTTACCACCTATGCGAGTGGACGCATAGTATTTGACAATAAGTCGTCTATTGTTGCACAGACTACAACTGAAAATACTGGTCGTGGACTTTCAATATCACTACTGTATTGTTTAGATGCAGGTACTATGGTCCGTGTTAGAGACAAGGAAACAAAAGAAGAAAAAGACATTGCGTTGGAAGCGTTGTACACCGAGCTTAACGGCGACGAGTTTATAGAATTCAAAAAACAGCCAATGCTTAGGGTAATTTTTGAAGACGATTATTATGTTGATGTTCCTGAGACGTACATGTTCACAGTGAACGATATAAAGACAACCATTGAAAACATCACACATGGTGACGAAATTTTGATCGGTAATACGTACTTCAAAGTTGTTGATATTCAACCAATATAAATTTTATTTTGATGTGTTGACAAAGATTCTGAAAATGGTATTCTAGGTAACAGATCGATGAGCGATCTAAGTAAACTAAAACTAACTAACTCCTATTGAGGATTTTTTATGACACAACAAAATCAAAATCGTAACCGTCAACGCAACCCACGTAATCAGCGCGGCTTTCGTCAACAAAACGAAAATCGTATGCCGCTGGATTCGCTGGTCCTAGAAGCACTGGACTTTATCAACCTCCATGCTGATAACAGTCGAGTCTATAAATGCTTCCATAAGAGCAAGAAAACTGGAACACTGGAAACGTTTGGCGTGTACAACAGTGTTACAAAGAAGCATGCTATCTTCTATACAACCAATTTCTTCCCAGAAGATTTCATGCAAATCAAACTCGTAACTCTTGAAAATCAAGGTAAGTAAATAGGGGAGAACGGGGTGATACGCCCCGTTTCAATATTATGAAATATTTCTTAATAGCTGCACTATTCTTCTTTAGTTTTAATGCATATCCCTCGCAAATACCAGAAGCTGGGAAGGAAGAGTTTAACAAAAAGTTTATTAGTTGTACTCTTATTTCAGATGAAATATTTCTAGAAATACATAGATTGCGCCATTACTATCCAAAAGGTAAAGTATTATCATTTGTAGGTAGCTATGCAAATACTCAAGAAGTTTACGATTTTTATAAAAAAATGGTAAGTAGTGTATACGCAAATAAAGACTTGAGTATTGAAAAACAGTCTGGTATATTCTTTAAAGAATGTATGACTATGATTAATGACGAGGTGAACAATGGCTGATGATAAAAATCTAGAACATGAAATCGAATATGACGAAGATGGCAACGTTGTAAAAATGCGTCTTAGTCGAGAGAAGATGTTCCGTGATAGATGGGATGGTGTAATTGAAGTTCGGTTCTATTCGAAACAACACATACAGAGAATTTCCATTGCCGCTAAAAAGACACTTGGGACTATGGAAAAAGACTGGGATACCTATGTTAGTGGATATCGACGTGTGTCTGATATCATCAAACATAATGCTGAAAGTGAAGATGAAATGAAGGATCAAGTATTCCTGATTGGTTATAAAGATAACGATAGTAACGATATTGACGAGTTCCTTCATCGTATTAAACGTCTAAAGCTTAAGTATCTATTCTCACGGGTATAAATAAGTTTAAAAGAGCTATGTAGTGTCATCCTTCTAATACTTCAATTGGCTGAACAAAACCGACACTGAAACTACTCTTTGAAAAAATCTCACCATATGGTGAGATTTTTTTGTATTTGAATCCATCATTTGTTATAATGTGAACATCATAAATTGAAAGGTGGGGTATATTATGCTGATGGATATGAATGAACGTTCTGCTTTTATCTCCTATGGTGAGAAGAAATCCATGTACACCCTGTGGGTTATCCATAAAGAAGTTGTTACTGCAAAAAATGGAATGCAGAAAACCAATATGGATACATTTTATGTAAAAAACCTTTCAACTAATAAGGAAGCTGCTATCGAAAAGGCTGTTGATTATGCATCCAAACATGGCATTGAGTTTGTGTCCACTACCAATGCAGATGTTTTGCTTAATGAGATTGAGCGTCGTAACGCTGAAGAAATTGCACAAGACAAAGCGAAGCGGGAAGAGGAAGCTAAACAAGCTGAAATTCGTCAAGAGGAAGAACGTAATCGGATCATCGAAGAAAATGTAATTATTTTTGAAGATCATTTTCAAAGTAACAAATTCACATTTGGAAAATATCATTCCAAAGAATTTTCAGAAGTGATGGAAATTGATCCACAGTATATTAAATATATTTTGAGTAAAAACCCTGATTGCCCATATCAGTACCCAACTAACATCACCCTAATGTGCATTAACTCGTTGTATTACTATGTTCAAGAAAATGGATACCCAGAATCACCTTATGATAACTCTGAATATGTAGGAATAGTAGGGGATAAACTGGTTACGAAGGTTCATGTTATGGGTAAAACCCCAATCGATGGCCGGTTTGGGTTGAAATATCTCTACAAGTTTATTGATGAAGGCGGAAATCTCATTGTGACATTTTATTCAGGGAATACTTGGAGCCTTGACGAAGGCGAAGATGTCACTATTTCGGGAACCATTGACAAACATCAGGTCTATGATAATGTTAAACAAACTATTTTGAAACGAGTTAAATTAAAGGATAAAACATGAATCAATGGGAACGTAGGTTTGTAGGGTTAGCATTATATTATTCCTCATTTTCAAAAGACCCATCTACAAAGGTGGGTTGTGTACTGGTTAATGATCTCAATGTCCCAGTTGGACTTGGATATAATGGTTTTTCAAGAGAGTCTGACGATGCGAGAGAGTTCCTAGAAGACCGTTCTAAAAAGTATCCAAGGACAATACATGCTGAAGAAAATGCTATCTATAACAGCACTGAGAATGTACGAGGTTCTGTAGCATATATTACACATCCACCTTGTGTTCCATGTATCAACAGATTAAGCCAGAACGGTATCAAAGAAGTACGGTTTATTGTGGGTGATGATGAAGAATTTCAAAAGCGTTGGAACTTAGATGATAGCATGGATGAGATCAAGCGTTTGAATATGGACTATGAAATCTATATTCTTAACAATCATGATAAGATTGAAATTTTCATGGATTTAGTAAAACAATGGCAAAGCTAAAGTTTGTATACTCAGTAATGAACGCAGGAAAGAGTACGCATCTACTACAACTTGCGCATAACTACAGTGTATTCGATAATAAGACGCTTTTGCTTACATCGAGTTTAGATATGCGTTCATATGAGGACGGTTCGTATTTCATAGAATCACGATTGGGTATTAAACAAGAAGCGATACCATACGCTAAAGACCAGTCCATTCAGGATATTTTAAATAGCATTGAGTATGAACCCTCATGTATTGTGGTAGATGAAGCCCAGTTTCTGAGCAAATACAATATTAGACAGCTTACGGATATTGTAGATTTTATGGATATCCCAGTAGTATGTTATGGGTTACGCACTGATTGCTTTGGGAACTTATTTGAAGGTAGTTGTGAATTATTCCAACATGCTGATAAATTAGAGGAAATTAAGCAACTATGCTTCTGTATGTCTAAGGCGACACATATTTTAAGATACGATTCTGAGTACAATGTAGTTAGGGATGGCAATCAGGTTGAAATTGGATCTGAGGATAAGTATGTCTCCGTATGCCGGAGACATTGGAAGACACTCAGCTCCGTCCGATTCCTGAAATCCAACGATTAAGCTTTTCGATTTCACTTTTGTTCCATCCGTTTTCGTCTTTTAATGTTACATAAGTGAAATCTTTAACAAGCTTACTATTATCGTGAAACCTTGTTAACAATGACGTATTAAAGACGGCCCATATCTTACCATCGATATATGTGTTTAATAGACCGGACTGTTTTGAAATAATCTCTTTCATATTACGTACTGTTTCGGCATAGTTCTTTTCTAGATAATCCCCTTTAACAGTTCTTTCTCTAGATAGGTTTCGCATCATAGATTCTTCTTTGGTAGTTAATATCCAGAGTAGGTTTATATTTTCTTTCTTATAACCATGATCCATCAAAACTTGCAGTTTCTTTTTTACATTGTCTACGTTACCGAAAGTTGTATTGATAACGACATTTGGTAATCTCTCACTTTTTTTATTTGTACGTAAGAAAACGTCTAAACGACTTCTTGGTATATTATTCACCGTGAGAAAATCATAGATAGTATCCACAAATTCACTATCGCGGAAAATACTCGGATCACGTAAGTCGCTGTCAGTGTAGTCAGCGAAAGGCGAGTCTATCTTTTCTAAAAATTCTCTGAAGCGTTTGAATATAACCTTGCTCTTTACCACAAGATGTTGTAAATCGTCAATATCCAAAACTTTGAATTTATTACCTATATCGGTGAAATTATCAATTGAAAAGTTTTTACCAGAACCCGCAGATCCAGCCATTACAATTACCTGACCTTCATTAGGAGTCTTTGGTGGAGTTTGTATAAGTTTCTCGTTTATTGTTTTATTCATTGTTATCATCATTGTCTACGATTGGATTAATTGGATTGCTAATGTATGTTTCTTCTTGGCGCTCGCCACGATCACCATCATTAAATGTTTTATCATTCTCAATAAAGGATTTATGATGTTCATGACCCGGAGACCAATTGCGGTAATATTTCTGATCTACTAGTTCCCAGCGGTCCTCACGAAACACAAATATCTGTGCCGGTTTATAATCTATACGTATCACATAGTCGCCTTCTTCAGCATCTACAGGAAATGATGTTCGTTTAGGAACACTTTCTAAATCAATGGTATCATCCATTTCTTCAGCACCGTCTAATTCTGGACGATAGATATAGTCATCTACATAGTCGTTATACGGAACTTCTTCTTCGGCTTCTGTAACGGCAGATATGTTTGCATTAGTCGCTTGATTGTGGTTTGAAATAATATCTAAAAGACCATCGTTATCCGATTCTTCCTGTATATTTTCTAGAACATCACTGTATTCACGGCTATCAAATATTTTCTTTATTCTTACCCGCCATACATGAGGTAACCATGTGGGACCATATCCTTCAGCCGAACGACGACCTTCTTCAATGACGTAGAACGCATTTACTGCACCCTCTTCGCCCTCTACGAGATCGTCACGTAGATGTGTGAGTTCGATCACATCGCCAGCAGAAAGCTTGCGTCCTAATTTAGATGCCATGCTATTGAGATGAAAGTCTAGATATAGAGTATCAGACATAAAAAAGCCAAACTGGGAAAGTTCAAAGTCATTATCAGAGACTTGGTATATGCCCCACATTTCGATCACGTCTTTGTCATATTTACGGTCACGTGATTCCATAAATAGCAGATCTTGGATCTTTATATCCTCATTCACATTCCCATCATCATCTATTACGCCAACGTATCGATGTACGTAAACTTGGGTACCTGATATTTCAAAAAACTCACGTATTATGTTGTCCTGAAATTTAAAATCATTTGTTCTATTATTACGCCATAATTTCATCTTCGGCATTACCAACATCCTTCTTTTCTTGTATTTATTTATAGTTATAGATAAATCAACTAGTTATTTATATGTGCATATTAACAAGCTCAAGTCTTCCTAAATATTAATCCAGAACATTCCTTATAAATGTATTTTTTCGAATAACCAAAACAGATGGGGAATAATTTTTCTTTTAAAAACAACTACATACACAATTTACATATGAATAATACAGGGCTATATCTATGAAAAACATGCACTTAGACTACAAAAAATTAATGGCGGACTCTAAATTCTATATGGACTATTCACGATGGCAAAATGATAAAGACCGAAGCGAAACATGGGAAGACGCGGTATATCGTGTGATGGACATGCATCGTGAATACTATAAAAATAAGATGACAGACAAGCTATCTAAAATGATAGACTTTGTTGAAGAGTACTATTTAAATAAAAAGATAGTTGGTTCCCAGAGAGCGTTGCAGTTTGGTGGGGAGCAACTAATCAAACATCCAACTCGACTGTATAACTGTTCGGCTTCATATTGTGATAGACCACGTTTTTTTCAAGAGACAATGTTTATGCTTTTATGTGGAGCGGGTGTCGGATTTTCTGTACAGAAGCATCATGTAGGTAAATTACCGGCTATTAAAAAGCGTCACAACAAAACAAAGACGTTTACTATACCAGATTCCATTGAAGGTTGGAGTGATGCGTTTGGTGTCCTGATATCGTCATATGTTACGGAAGATGCACCGTTCCCTGAATACTCTGGTTATAAAGTAGAATTTGATTATAGTCAGATTCGTCCTAAAGGTGCATTTATATCAGGAGGATTTAAAGCACCGGGACCAGATGGTCTTAAAAATAGTATTGAGCATTGTGAAAGCCTTTTGGAAGGTGAACTGTCGAAGCAATTAATAACTAAAATCAGACCTATAGTTGCTTATGATTTTGTGATGTACATGAGTGATGCAGTACTCTCAGGTGGTGTACGAAGAAGCGCTACAATTTGTTTATTTTCAAAAGACGATGAGGAAATGTTAACTGCTAAGACTGGCGATTGGTTTGTGACTAACCCACAACGTGGACGATCAAACAATAGTGTCGTTATTAAACGAGATGAGATCACCAGATATGAGTGGAAAGAAATTATCCAAAATGTGAAGCAGGTTGGTGAGCCCGGATTCGTATTTGTTGATGACTATGAACAGCTTATGAACCCATGTTGTGAGATTGGCTTACGTTCTTATGACTTAGTTACAGGGAACAGTGGTTTTTCTATGTGTAATCTCACTGAAATTAATGGTGCGTTATGTCGTTCAAAAGATGATTTATTGAAAGCGGCAAAAGCGGCAAGTATTTTAGGAACACTACAGGCTGGGTATACAGACTTCACATATTTGACTGAAGAATCAAAGAGAATTGTTGAAAGAGAAGCACTTTTAGGTGTTTCAATAACTGGGTGGATGAATAACCCTGATATACTTTTCAATAAAGACAATATGATTGAAGGTGCGCATGAAGTTAAAAAGTGGAATAGAATTGTTGCTGAAATTATTGGTATAAATGTCGCATCAAGAACCACATGCACTAAACCTTCTGGTAATACGAGTACCATACTAGGTAGTGCGTCAGGAATACATGCTGAACATGCACCTATGTATTTCCGTAATGTCCAAATGAATGAACAAAGCGATATTTTGAAAGAAATTGTTGATGCTAATCCAGAGATGGTACAAGACAGCGTTTGGTCTAATAATAAGACTGATAAGGTTGTAAGCTTCCCTATTATAAGCCCAGAAGGATCTATCTATAAAAAAGATGTCATGGGTGTTAAGCAGCTCGAATACGTATTAGAAGCACAGCGCTATTGGGTAGAAGAGGGTACTAATGTTGAGTTGTGTGTAGATCCCACACAACGTCATAACGTATCAAATACTATCTCAGTTGATGATTGGGATGAAGTGGAAGAGTTTATATTCCAAAATAGACAATGGTTTACAGGCGTCTCATTACTATCAGAGATGGGCGACAAAGCATACGCACAAGCGCCTTTTACTGAGGTATTCGAAGCGCAGGATATTCTAGACTTTTACGGATATGAACCTGATTTCATGAAGCCTCAGATTGACTTTGCTCTTAGAGTATTTGACAACGATTTATGGAAAGCGTGTGATACTGTACTAGGATGGGGTGAGGATATAGAAAATATCTCATACATAAAGTACCTCTGTGTTGAAAATATAAAACAACAAGCAGACCGTCACTTCAATGGTTGTCTTAAAACTATATGTAATTATCTGAAAGATAGCTATAATAATTCCAGATGGATGACTATCATACAAAATGATAAAATCCCAGATCTAATAAACGCTAAAAAATCACAGGTATATACCGAAGTTGATACAATGGCTGCGCAAGCATGTTCGGGAAGACAGTGCGAGCTTTAATCATGAACCTTAGACTAACGGCGCGTATGCGCCGTTAATTATCTTAGTTGACAACAGCCTCCATCATCGTTAGAATATAGCACAGGAGGTATAGTAGTGGAAAATTATAGAAGCAACGCAACACTCTTTGGGTATCCTGTTAGTGATGAGGCCATAGTCGAATATTTACAGTCTATACCAGAATCGGTTCTTAGGTATAGTATACCAATGAGTGTGAATGAAAATTCCACTGTTTACATAATGAATGAATTGTATCAACAGGCATTTTATGATTTTTCATTAGAGCTTGATGCACTGCCATTTCATATGAAAATTCAGCTATTTAATTATGAACCGTGTTTTCATCTTTATTTTAAGAACAAAGATTTGACACTACTTAATTACATTCTATATACTGGTCGAATAGAATATCCTGTAAGAATAGCCATGTTAGAAACATACGATATTGAGACAACCAAATGTTTGATATCATGGATCGTTACTAACAATACCTCCGATATAGCGCTTGAGACGTTTGCTGAAAAGTTTAATTTTTTTCAAAATGTAAGTAAAGAGGACCGACAAGAACTGAAGCGTCATTTTTGGAATAGCTCGTATGTAAGGAATCCGAGAGAATATTTTCATCACTTCCCCAGTCGCACAGAGCAATCTGTGTGGTATGGCAATATACAGTCACTGTATTCCAAGTACAATATTCTATTTGGTAAAAACAGAATTGAATCCAAAGGTTGGACAGATGAGGATGTGGATGTTATGGTTACTTTCGTAAAGAAAAATGGCATATCTCCATATTCTATTGCATTAGACCTTAGAGGAAAAACATTCTATGGCCAAATTAGGGTTTTTAAAGCGTCCCTAGAAACCGGGGATAATTACGTTAAGTTTTGTAAGTGTAATAGCGCGTATTATACACCTTGGGATATACCTAGTGAAATTTTTAATGACAGAAGATTTTCAGATTTCATAAACAAAATGAAATTAAAGCACGGAGTTTAATAATGAATTACAGTCAGAGATTGTATCGAGACAAAATTGTGACGAATATTGAACCTTATATTTTAGAAAACGTTCAATATGAAACTATTATGGGAAGCCAAGCGTATGGTGTTTCTAATGACGATTCCGATCTAGACATTTATGCGTTTACTATCCCACCAAAGAGAATTGTATTCCCACATACCGCAGGATACATCTATAATTTTGGTAAAAAAGGTCCAGAAACATTCAAGCAGTACCAAAAGCATCATATCAATGCATATGATAAAGAAATAGACTTGAATATTTTCAGTATTGTGACGTACTTTACATTGCTTATGGACAATAACCCGAACATGTTAGACTCTTTGTTCACTCGCCAACAATCTGTAACACATAGTACAAAAATTGGTGATATGGTTAAAGATAGCCGCCACATGTTCCTTCATAAAGGCGCATGGCATCGATATCGCGGTTATGCATATGCGCAAATGAAAAAACTAAGACATAAAGAAAGTAAAGGTATGCGCAAAGAACTGGTTGAAAAATATGGCTACGATGTTAAATTTGGATATCATATCATTCGATTAATCAACCAAGTTGAAGATATTCTGGTCCATGGTGATTTCGATCCTATGGCACATCGTGAAATGCTGAAGTCTGTACGACGCGGTGATTGGAGTATTGAAGAAATTGAGGATTTCTTCAAGCGAAAAGAAAAAACTCTTGACGAACTTTATGCCAAATCGACTTTACAACATACAGCGGATGAGGCTAAAATCAAGCAACTACTATTGGATTGTCTAGAAGAATTTTATGGTACTGTAAGCGCTGATGATGTTCGTAGTGTGGATAAGTTCGAACAGGCATTGCAAGAAATTAAACAAATTACCAATAGGGTGATAAAATGAATAAGCATCTTCCAGTTGTATACTCATGGTATCCAAATGCTTCCACTGAGTGGAAGTATAGGAATCATGGGACGATAGATGAAGTTTACTCTATGAACTTCCCTATCTATTCGAACACGTCGCTTGAGAAGCTAGTCAGTAGTGTTGTTAGTCAAGGCAAATATGTACTAATTGATGATGTATCAGGCGATTACCATGTTGTTGAACTAGAACTATCTAATTAAGGAGTATAATTGTGAGTCCCAAAATCGAACCTGTTAAATGTGAAGCGAAATCTATGACCAAATCAATAAAAAGAAAAACTTGTACATCAGAACAAAAAACTGTAATGAATAACATATTCAATAATCTTATTTTGGATGTCGATCTCCCTGAAGAATTTGATGAATCTATGATGGATAGATATTCATGTGAAGGTTATGTACCTTTCGTAGATAAGGTAAACTTTACTCATGGAGACATTAGTACGACATGGTATTGTTTTACTGATGAAGGATTTACGAAACCTATGTCTAAGCGCCTTCCTACTATTAAAAAGAAACAGTCCGAGGACTCATATTTTATTTTTAATAGACATGATGAACATGATACCATTGTCGCGGTAAATAGCGACTTTCTTAAAGAGCATTTCGACGAAGTAATGTCCATGAGCGTATTTGAATATGGTGACGATCAAGACGTTGTGGATTTCGTGAAAACTTATACGAACAATAATACAGATATTGTGAAAGATATTTTTGACAAGGATACCGTATCCTTAGTAAATCTGTATACGTATTTTCAAAGTTTGAGAACAAATGATGACGTACTCTATCTTACTGACTGTGATATTTTCACAAATGGTAAGCTTGGGACATCAACTGTTGAGGTAGATGTTGTACTCCCCTTTGCGCAGTCTCCATATCTGCTACTGACTGTGCCATGTAACGTAGAAAAGGATGGAAAATTGAACAGGGCTAAGGTCCATACTGCTATTCCACTAAAAGAGCGATATAACGTTTCTACACTACCGTTCAAGCCTGTTAATGATAGTGATATTCAAGAACGTATTAATACTAATCGTAGCTATATCAGTTCGTCTGAACGATATGTTAAATACGTTGGTGAAGCGCAGGAAGCCGGACTTATGGCCCCTCGTGATATTTTCGTCAATGGCCGAGTCATCGTTGACTCACAAGCTCTGTATTATAATGACGTGGAGCTGTTTAATAATCTATACGCAATTCACGGCATCGACGTTATATGCAACAGCAATAACCAATCAAAGAATTTCAGGTCAGTAACAGAAGCCAACGGTGACTATTCTGACGACGACTTGCTGTGCTTGGTGAATACTATCCTATGTTACGATCTGAATAGGAAAAAGTGGTTCGTTGGGGATAAAAATAATATCGAGAAAATTGAATTTCGAAAGGACTCCTTTGAAAAGCTTCAGATGGACAATACTAAAAAGAATATTATTCGTAAGATTTGTTCATCCAGTGTATCACATAATCAAAATAGTATAGACTTCATTGATTCTAAGGGTGGTGGTAATGTGTTCCTTCTCCATGGTGAACCGGGGACTGGTAAAACATTGACAGCAGAAGCTATTTCAGAACTTCTTGAACGCCCTCTATATAAAATCAATATAAGTGAGTTCGATAGTTTGAAAGAACTTGAACACGGAATGGAGCTTTCGTTGAGATACGCTGAGCGTTGGAATGCGACCCTATTAGTAGACGAAGCTGATGTTGCACTAGAAAAGCGAGACAGCACTAATATCGAGCGTAATGCTATTGTGGCAGTATTTCTACGTCTCATTGAGTACTATTCAGGCACAATGTTTTTGACTTCCAATCGTGCTAATGAGTTTGACGAAGCGTTCAAATCTAGAATCACTTTCGCCATTCATTATACGAAGCCGGTTAGTAAAGTGAAATTCAAAATTTGGAAGAACCTATTGGATAATGTTTCACATAATATCACTGACGATGATATTGAGACACTATCTGAATATAACATCAATGGTAGACAGATTAAAAATATCATCACTACCGCGTCTTTCATGAGCGATGATGGTAGTGTTATGTATGATGATGTCTACACAGTACTTGAACAAACCGTCCAATTTGATAACTTTATGGCAGGGCAGTGATGGTGTGCTTACACACCATCATCTTACAACAGGAGATATACATGGTTATTCTAGATATCGAAGCAAGTGGTTTGCATGATGATTCTTATCCTATTCAGGTTGCATGGTTGAATCCTAAGACAGGTGAGGAAGACTCGTTCTATATCACGCCGGAAGACGAATGGACGTATTGGGATGAAAATGCAGAAGAAATTCATAAAATCCCACGAGAACGCCTATACCAAGAAGGTATCCCCGCTGACTTAGCGGTTAGACGAATCTTGAATAAACTTGGTGATGATATAATTGTCTATTCAGATGCGCCTGAATTTGATGGATTCTGGTTATCTCGCTTATTCGAAACCGTTGAGCTTGAGCCTCATGTCAATGTGAATGTTCATGGTGTACACACTCTGTGTGAGACACATGCACAACTCGAAGCGATGATAACAATCATGATGCATCAAAAGCGTTCACATGATGCACTTGACGATTGTCGTAAAATCTGGGAAGCAGTCTGTAAATCAAAATGTTAGAAATGGATAAATAAGTTTATACAGGTTATAAACTTATGAGATTACAACAACTTTTTGAAGATATAGACTCTGATCAAAAGAAATTATCAAATGCCCGTGAAGCATTTGATAATTTTATGATTGAATTCAAAGGCCATATAGAATTACTTGGTCTAGATGAATTTGATTATTTTGAGAAATCATACTTGGATATTTTGAGAAAGCTGTATAAGTATACATTCAAGCTTACCTATAAAGATAATCCACTCGGTGTCCGAGTCCTTCCACGAAATCAGCTTACCAAAAACACAATAGGGAAATTGATCACAACCAGCATCAACGATGGTTACACGACAACATTTAAGTATGAGATCCATTTATACATCAATGAAAATAACGATGAAGATCTAATAAGTATAAATGATTTTTATAAAATGTTCACCAATATGTATAAAAAGGTGTTCGTCCATGAATATGTGCATTTTATGGATTCAGTTGATAGTGATAATGAAGAAATGTATATCGATACAAAGCGTAAGCTGAGACAATCTGGTAAGTATATAGACACACCACATGAATACAATGCCTTTTATATCCAGATAATGCATGAGATTGAACATGTCTTTGAAGATCCAAGTGTAATGTCCATATTTTCGAAAAATCCTTCGTTTGATAACTTTATATCTTTAATAAGAGTGGAAACGCATGGCGGGGAGATGTTATCAGATTTGAAAGGAAAGTATGATAAAGCTTTCAAGAAGCGTTTATATCAATTATATAAAACGTATCTAGAAAAAATTAATAGAGAGTGAATATCACTCTCTATATTCTTCGACAGTGCATGTATTATCTATACCAAGACCTGTAAATGGCGTTCCTAAATTATTTTTCAATTTTTCAAACCCGTTTTTAATCTTAAAAAGGCCGTAAGACTTTTCGGAGTCGAATTCTAAGCTCACACAGAAACTGTCAGAATGTATTTGTAATCTATTAGATCCAAATAAAGTATTATTGTTATGATTGTCAGATACAATCTCACAATCGCGATAGCTGTAGATATCAACCGCATATAACTTTAGTATTTTAACACTTCCTACTGTAATATGTGTATCGTTCGCTAATGCACGGTTAAATCGGTTCATCACAATACAACAAAGTGATTCCCGAACTATTTTGAGTTTTTCAGCATCAGTCATAAAGCCTTTACTAGGTTTAATAGCTTCGAGACGACCATTAATATGATCGGTTATCGTATAAACCACCTTTACATTCTTTTTAGGCATAAAAGTCTTCTCTTAATTTTTTCATTGAAAGGTTATTGTAGATTACCTCACCTTTGTTAATGACATAATCTATATACTCAACTCCTTTACCTAAAACAACATCAGTGTCGGTTTTTTCTGATTCTTCAACATTGATAATATCTGTAATTTCATCAATCTCAAGTCCCAAATAGGTATCATGTCCAAGTTCTAAGATGATGATGTGTGTCGGTATTTTATCATCAAAAATATTAAAAATGACTTTGGGATTGATTACTGTAATAACAGTATCCCGTAGATAAATCATTCCATCGACTGAACTATTAGTCGAGAAGAAGCGTGTAGGTTCTCTGTACGTAATAATTTCCTTAACATCCATGAGAGGCACTGTTAAGCGAATATCATTGAGTTTGAAAGAAAGATGTTGCATTCTGTGTATTGCCTCCTAGAAACCTTCTATATTTAGAGTGAGATCTATTATACCATACATTCAATATAGTCTAAAGGGTATAGATTTGTCATAAACTATGCTATACTGATCGAAACATTAAAGGAAAAAACACGGAAATGTATGAATATACACATTAATGATGAAAAAATTATAAATGTCTTAAACGACAGTATCATTGATCGTTTTGAATTTGGTTCGAAGATTTATGCTCTTGATACAAATGAATCCGACATCGATGATATTGCAGTGGTTATGCAAAACGATTTCTTTGCCAATACCTACCTATGGCAACATCATACATTGCAGAATGCAACTGAAGAACGAGACACGATTTTTACTACTTTACAGTTGCTGGTCAGGAATCTAATGACTGGTGATTCAACTGCGTATTTTGAAACCCTTCACACAAATCAATGTAACGGAACAGTTCTTGAATTCTTGTCGCATAGAAGGACATGGTTCTATAATTTCACAACCATACGTTCGTTTCTTGGTTATGCTAGGCGAGACATTAAACACTCCAAAGGTAATGGAAAGCGTTTTGCTCATGCAGTACGCTGTTACTACGCTGCAAAAATGATTTTTGAAGATAACTTTTATACAAATGATTATCGCATCTATGATAATACGGTATATGACTATCTTCGTGCATTGAAGTTGGGTAACCATAATTTTACTAAATTCGAAATGTCACAAGAGATCCAATACTATAAGGAAGCCATAGACGAACTTAGAAAGCGAGTTAGTGAAAGTTTCAATAGTAATCAACGTGATAGATGCCGTTACATGGAACCTAAGAAGCTTCATGAAATTGACGAGTATGTTATTGAAACTAATAAAAAGCTATGGTATGATGTTGAGGAAGATTTTTGCATAGAGCAACTGTATGATGCTCTAGAAAATGGTATCGAATATTAAGGATTGTACATGATCACATCACCATCGTTTGCAGAAAACTTGGCTCAACATAATCCGTATCAATCAAACGCGCCTCGGGTTCTATGCGTATGTTCAGTTGGTATGTTACGTTCACCAACATTGGCGAATGAGCTACATAAAAATTATGGGTATAATACTAGATCATGTGGGGTATTGGATACTCATGCCCTAGTTCCCATTTCTTCTGCACTAATACGGTGGGCTGATGAGATAGTGTTTATGGATTTTTCATCATATGAGGATCTAAAATCATCAGAAGATGCCGTTGATGAACTAGAACGAGCGAAAGCGTTTGGGACGGTTGTTTACATTTTGAGTATTCCAGACAGCTATAACTGGAATGATAAAGAATTGCGAGATATATCCGTATTGCAATATCTCGAAAAACGAAAATATTCAGACATGGAGTGAAGAGTGAGTCTTGTTTACCATACCTCTGACTGGCATTTGGGACATAAAAACATTGCCAAGTTCAGAGAAAAACATAATTTTAAGAGTGAGGCACAAAGCTCATGGACTATCATTAATAACTACAAAGAAATGATTGGTAAAAACGATGTTGTGTTTTTCCATGGGGATATTATTTTTGACCCATATTATCTTGATGTTGTCAAATATCTACCCGGTAATAAAAAGCTTATTCTAGGAAATCACGATACCGAGAAAAAGCGTCGAATTTCTATGAGTGATCTTACTGAAGTATTTAATGAAATCCATGGATTGGTTAAATATAAAGGGTCTTGGTTATCGCATGCACCAATCCATGAAAAAGAATTGCGTGGGTGTATAAATATTCATGGTCATATGCACTTTCAAACCGTGCCAGATGATCATTATATCAACGTATGTGTCGAACATACTAACTATAGACCAATTGCTAGACACAAGCTCCTTGAGAATCATAAACGCTTCCAAGAGCTTATGTTAGAACGCGAGAAGAAAAAGAATGGACGACGATAAGTATATAAAGACTCTTTTTAAGCGTAATACATATATCGAGTCATCTAATGACTGTAGTAAAGATGTGACTTTCATTGTGTCCAATGGGGTTAATGAATTGTACAACATTGTTCGTGATTGTTTGCTCAAAAGGGTAAATGGATCATGTATATATTGTTCCAACGACAATGAAGTCTTCTTTACGGTGTCAAAAAAGGATATGGGTGTTTTAGAAGAAATATCTAAAAAGATAAAGAGAGATAAACGTATACGTTTAGAAAAGGTTTTATTAAATACTCGTAAAATAAATTCATACTTGCATACAAAGAAAGGGTAGTTATTCTACCCTTTGACGTATTTCCCTATACCATACTGGTTCTTGGTAGAATTCAGTATTAACTTCCCTTTTGCCCATTTCTGGGTACTTCTCCCAAAGTAATATTTTTTGTATAATGAACTCTTTATAACAAGCAGTAACATCTTGATTGAGATTGATTTTGGCCTTCATATCATCTGGTGCTGAGAATGGGGGTGTGGAAAACTCGCCTTCAGACATGCTTTCAGGTGGATTCATTAGACTGTCAAGGACAGCCAATTCTACTTTTTGTGCCTTACCTTTCATGAGACGATAGTTTTCACATAGACGCATCAGTACAACCAGCAACCAATTGTAGTTAGTAACGTTAGAACGTACCCATTTATTACATGGATGGTTCACATGTGTAGATTTATAAAGTACCGTTTCGCGCCAATCGCGTAACCGATGACGAAGTATATTTTTCTCATCGCGGTATGGCTCTCCATCTAAAACGCGATGAGCCGTTGAAAGCATTTGTGCATACTCAGTGATCATTTTATTGGTATGTGTAATACAGTGTTCGTCTGCACAAATAATCGCGTCATTATTAGTAAAAAAGATATTCATTATTCAACCCAGTTGCTGTTTTCAACGGGTACGGGGAGATTCATGTCATAGAGGAAATCGAACAGTTCTTCAATAGTTTCTTTTTCATAACATCCGTGTTTGATAGAAAGGAAAAGCTCGCTATCTTCTTGACGTTTATAAACGAAGTATTCCACAGCTTCACCAGAAGAGTCCACAAACTTACGTTCGTTAAAAGTATACTTGTCTACTTCCTGATCGTTACCTTTCATAGTTAAATCTCCGTCAATGTGTATATACATGGTACTAGAATTTCACGGAATGTTCAAGATATAAATATTAATATATTCCATTATAAAGGTGATTCGATGGATTACACAAAATACACAAAGTCACATTTCTTGATACACCATGACAAAAGATACGTATATGAGTTCATAGCCACGTTAGACTTTAAAGAGTTCTACGAAAATCATAGTCATCTGTATGTGGGCACGAAACAAGAATTCCTCAACAATCTCTTAGAAGATATGACCGGAGAGTTAAAAAAGGCCGGGGTGAGTAAAATTGTTCGCTTAGTAGATATGGACACTGCACTGACAATGATTGATATAGAAAAAGATGATGTACCAAATACTGTTTTTGTGTCTATTAAATTAGATGGTAGAAACAACTTTAATCGTTTTAAGATTATGCATCCTGAACTATATAATTACTATTTGGAAAGCTCTAGAATACTGTACGAAGAAGACGAATAACTTAAAATGTCTCCCGGTACTGTTGTATCATCACTTTCACCGACTTCTTCCATAACTCTTCATTTTCGTCTTTCAGGCGCTGGAATAGTATTGATCTGAAATCATCCAAGAATTCTGAATATTTTTCAACTTTCGCATTTTCATCACCCATAAAATAACGCATCAGTTGCATACGATCATTATCTGTTATAGGTATTGTTTTGGATAGGAACTTTACTTTGTTTTTGAAAGTATTGAATTCAGACTTTAATGATGGTAACAACTCAACCGCTGATGTGGCATATTTCACGTATTCTTCTGGGGAATTATCTTTGGCTTGATAATTTTGAATCTGACGAGGATCTACTTTCCCGAATGATTTATACTGTACAAAATGCATCAGCTCATGTTCTATAGTGTTTTCGAATTCATGTAGCGTGTAATCTATAAACGACTTTTTAGGTTGTTCATGTGCAAGCATGAGTTTAAGGTTATGCATATTTAATGTTAAAACATTGGTGTCAGGGTCGTATCCACCATAGTAATGCTCAGATGAATCTACGAGACGAATAGTTAATGATTTATCGGCCTCTTCAATATTATACTTGAATTTATAGGAGCCCAAACCAATTTTAGCATTCATAATGACATTAGATGTATGTGTAAAGCGCAATCTTTTATTCAGCTCTGGATACTTTGGATTGATATTGAGTGACTGTAGAAGCTCAATGCCGCTGTCTAAATCATTATTCTTAGTATTTAAGAAATCAATTACGTAAGCATACACGAATTCCATGACATCACCTGTTAGGTTTTCAGGAAGACGAATCATTGATTCAAATAGTTGGTGTAGGCGCATTCTAAAAATCCTTATATTGCAATGATATATGTATTATTTATGCATTATCATTTTTTTATTTGCTTTATTGAAATCTCTATGTTATCATTTCTATAACATTAACTGAGGTAAGGAATAAAGATGAGTAACGAAAATTTTGTGATGGTATATGGTACATTGAAGCAAGGATTCCATAATCATGAAATCATTTCCTACGACTATGATACTCATAGTAAAAACAAAGGTTACGACTATCTAGGTAAAGTCAATACCATTGATCGTTTTAAAATGTATGACATGGGCTCTTTCCCAGCAATCGCCTTTGATCCAAACGGTAAGATTGTTGCTGGCGAACTTTATGCCGTAGATGATAAAACACTAGAGTTGATTGATATGCTCGAAGGCTACCCTGATCATTATGAGCGTAAGGAAGTTATGCTAGATGTTGGTGTCGAAGCGTGGGTATATTTTTACAATCCTGATAATGTGACAGAAGACATGATCGAAGTTGATTGTGTAGATAGTGTATATACTTGGGACATGTAGTCCCAAGTATTAAAGTAGGTCATCTACCATCCCATAAAAATCTTTAACAATTTTAATGTATTTTTTAGGTGCATCCTTTTTTAATGCAGCAAAAAAACGTGGCGTATCTATTTTAACCTTTAGGGTTTGGGTTCCAACCTCCAAGTCAAATCCTCTGGAACTCAAACCTACAAACATTCTGAAGAATTCTTTTTTCTGTTCAGAGTCAAACATATTCCACCACTCATCACCTTCAGTAAAGTTGCGGAATTCCTGTTCTAGGTTAGCCAGTTGAGGTCGAATCTCTGCCTCTGACGAATAATAGTCATCATGCACATCTTCTTCCGATCTACCACCATGACCATAGTTTGGCTTAATTGCAGATTGATCTTTATGCAAGCCAATGTCTTGTATTAAGTGTTGCAGTTCATGGTCAACAACACTTCTTAGTTTTTTGAATTCAGTCATTGCTTTTTTATCACGCGTGTCATTGAACCATGAGTCTAAAAACGCATCTGAAAGGCTATGTGCATTTATTAATATCTTGGGTGTTCCTTTAACAATACTGTACCTTGATGAATCATTTTCACGAATCATCACTAACACATCAATGGGTAGTACACCATCTTGTGCCATTTGGTCCATATTACTTCTAACGAGCCTTGAGCTATGATAGTAAGGGACATCCTCTGGATGAAATAGGCTTAGACCGAGATAATCACGGTTCCCACTGACACTACGCTTCAAACGCCCCGTGAATTCCATTTCAAGGGCATCTACGGTATACCCGGTAATGTCTTCGACAACCTCTTCAAATTCCTTAGTATCATTTTCAGTAGCACCCCGTGTATGGTAGTGATAGATAGCATAGACTACCATTCTTAGTATGTCTTCTTTGAGATCTTGAGGTACTTTGATTGTTCGCTCAAAAAGATTAACCAGTTTCATTAATTATCTCCGTTTATTATTATTTATCATAAACATAAATACACAGGATAATGGAGTGAACGCCATGTTTGAACGCTTAATCGCTTTTGAAGAAGACAATCAGTATTATTACTATTTCGTTCCTTTTAATATTTCTTTAGTCGAATTTATCGAGAACGTAAAAAATGAAATAGCCGTTAAACAAAGATATAATACTGAGATACATCAGATAAAAAATAAGCTAGACAAAGAACAGAGTTTACTAGAGTCTGGTGATAGTTCAGAAATTACTGCTGAAGACGGCAAGATACTCATACAGACCTTTATGTCTAATCACCCATACGATAAACGTAGTGTTAAAGAAATACTTGAAGATGCAGGTGCTATTGAACTTCTAACACAGATACCAGAAGCAAATGTAATAAGAATTAAAGATTCATAATGATCAAATGCGTGTAAATAACATCTAATGTTAAATTGTTTATAAATAATAGAAAAAGGCACATAGTATGAAAATACCGTATGGTGATATAAGAAAAGTATGTATATTTATTATGTTTATGGCAGTAGTTACACTCTTCATGCCAGCACTGATGTATAAGGCCAGTGCAGAATCGGCAGAAAATCTAATCACTGTTTTGATTGAAGAAAATGAAACCATTGTCCAACGAACAACTGAACTGGTTAAAGCAAAATTAGATTTAACTCTCCCAGAAGAGTTGATTGAGAGAAATATTAGGAAGATGTTGTATTCTGAAAATGAGAATGATGTAGACAGTACGATAACGCGTGTAGTGAGAAACTATCGAATTCCATTATCATATAAAGAACAAGAGCTGTTTTCTAACTATATGAAGAAGAAACGACTTTACTTTTTGCAGAATAGTGATAAGATAGAGAAGTATGTCAATGACTACAGAAAAGAATTACAGAGACCAGTTTCTGGATTTTATTTACAGCTTACTGGATTCCCTAAAAAAATTAGCATAATACAGGAGTAAACAATGGCATCACATAATGATGTTACAGGCGATAGTTTAGTATCGCGCTCAAACACTGACGCATACCGAAAAAATTGGGAAAGCATTTTTGGAAAAAAGAAAAAGAATGGTGAAACAGTTTCTGAAAATGATTCACAAGATGATGGTGAAAAAGACAGTGAATAAAAAAGAGCCTTAAGGCTCTTTTTTATTATCAGAAATATGTAGACTTGATGAAACTTTGTCAAAGTTATCTGATGTGACCTTGACCAGAACTGATAGGGTTGCCGTCATATCATTGATTGGTGATACATAAATGTTGAAAATCACATCGTTTTGGATGTTTTCATAGATTGTGTGACCGTGATATACCGCAAACTTTTCTCTGAAGATATGATAGTTGTTGATTTTGTCCATATCAACAAGAACCCGTTTATTATGGTATCGAGCTTGCGCTGTATACTCTGAAAAATATTTCTGCATCAAAGCGCGTAATCTTTCATTTTTAAACATATAAGAAATTCGTACCCTAATGAATGAGACACTAGAATAACAGTAATTGCTTATAGATGTCAAGAGGTTATTAGGACTTATCCGTTATAAAGACAAAAAATGAAGAACCGATGGCTTCGAAGTTGACTTCATAGTTTTTGTCATCAATATACTTACTATTATTTTCTATATGTTTGTAATATACAGACTTGGAAATCTCTTTTGAATAGCTTCCGAAACCTTTTACAGATTGTTCCCAAAAGTCACTAATCATAATTGTTAGTTTTTTCTCTCCAATCACATTCACTTTCATTGTCCAACGTCCTTAATCTTGTAAATATCATCGAAAGTCATAGCCCCAAACCCTTCGTCAAGATCATTTATAGTTTTAATAATCGAACGTGTTTTGTTAGGGTCAAATCCACGATGATTGAATATGGAATACAAGGTTGACGCATATAGTCCCATCAATTTATAACGATTCAGTTCATTTACAAAATTCCGAATAGGTGAAGTAGTGCTAATGGTAGTAGGTGAACAAATATGACTATGCCCTTCGATATGATCCCTTAAACTCGAATGTAGAATTTTAGTGAGATGGATACTACTATTAGTGTTTCTAATTTTTCGTTCTAGTTCATCCGAAACTGTGACGCCACAAACAATACCATACTCTCTATGATTGGACATTATTCGTTCCCACAGACTGAACGTGGATGGTAAGTTACTACCATACCTAGATGTTTTTTCTCTAGTATACTTTTCATAAGAATGGCGGTTGATAATCTTCAACAGCTGTTCGTCATAAAGAGGTGTGACATCTACACTTACTTGCTTGATTTCAGGGTCGTTGATGTACTGAATGAATTCCTCATCACGAAGCTGATTCTTAAAAGGAACCTTATAACGCTTATCTTCATTGCGTTTTATGAAAAAGTTTCGTGCAGACGTGTTGAATAGTAATTTAGGACTGTCAACGTATTCGTTTAGACATCCCAGTGTGATATAGTTCTCGGTCTGTTTAGTGATCATAAAAATCTTAACCTATAAAAAGCGATTAGAATTACGATATCTTACCTATTTTCAAAGGCGAAGTCAACGTTGACTAATGATTTTAAACCCAGTACAATAGATAGAAATATCAAAAGGTGTATTTATGAAAAGCAAAAAACCACTCTATAGCGCATACGTTCTAACTAAAGATTGCCGTGATCGTCTCCTATCGCTGTTCAATCCTTCGTATCCACAGAGGGTCGTCGCTCATCATGTTACTGTGCAATTTGGTAATGTCACTGCTGAGGACATTCCTGATGGTAAAAGTATCAAGGTTGTAGGATATGTTAATAGCGGTGATGGACTTGAAGCACTGGTCGTATCAGTAGATGGTGAGACTACGCGCCCTGATGGTTCTGTGTACCATATCACATGGTCCTTGACGAACGGCTATAAACCAGTAGACTCTAATAAAGTGATTGCTGAACGAGGCTATGATGTGTTGGATGAACAACATAACGTGGAATTTGAGCCTCGGGTGATTTTTGTTTAAGGATCATACATGATTGGGAAACTATTTAAAAACTTATTCAGAAAGAATAGTGTAGAACGTGAAGATGAAATTGACGATAATTCAAGTGCGTCGTCATTGAAAAGTGATTCCGACATTTCAGATAAAGCGTATATGGAAGAGCATGTCAGATGGATACGTGAAAACTTTTCAGGATGGCCTAGTGATAATTATCACTATGCAGTAATAGAAGAGAAGTTTGATCCTGAAAACACTGTAAAATATAGTGTGCGTTTTTTCAAACGCTTACCAAATAATACATCAGATACGGTATTGAGCCGTGACGACATTGAAAAAATTGTTAATCATAAGGATTAGATTTATATGAGTAGTAAATGGGAACGGTTTAAGAAATATATCAAAAAGAGCTGGGCAGATTATCAAAAATCATTGCGCATTCAACGTAATGGTTATGATCCACATTATTATATCACACGGTGTCGTGAATTGGAGAATGAAGTGACACGTCTGCGTAAAAAGTGTGAGAGCTTAGCAAGTGAAGTCGATCAACACAAATCAAAAACGAACGATAGTGATGTAGACTATGACGAATATATGTTTTATAAACGTGTCCATGACGACGTTTCTAACCTACACCGTTTGTTTCCTGTAGAACTTAGAAAGATGTGGTCGGGGAACGAGGTATACACATGGCTTCGTAACGCACAGCAAGAACTTTTGAAGAAAGGATGAGGATAGTATGACTACGGTTGTTATTGATCTTCGCCATCATAAGGTAGTGACAGATACACGATTGACATATATTAGTGAATCTAAGCGTAAAATCACATTCATGTCTAAAGAGATCGCACTGCCTTTTATCAAGTCATATAACGTTGCATTTGACGATCAGTATAAAAAGAAAGCATATCGTATTAAAAGAAACGGTTTTACGGAAATAGTATGTATGAGTGGGATTGTTTCGGAAATTGAAAAGTTTATGAATGCTTATTTGAGAAACAAGCTACCTCGGAAATATTTAAAGAATTCAACTGTCAACATTATTTCATACAATGGTCGTGAATGGATATCGCGGTCATATACTAGTTCGTCATATACTTCTTATAAAGAAAATGATTGCGGGTTCATCACAACAGGTTCTGGCGGGACATTTGCATGCGGTGCGTTAGATATGCTAAGTGTGAAAGATAAGAATAGAGCTATCAAGGCAGTTAAATCCTCTATGGTGTATGACAATTATAGTGGTGGTAGTATTTCTGTGTTGAATTTTGAAGACTTAAACGATATTAATTAAAAAAGAAATATAAGAGAGATAGTTATGAGACTTGCATTTGCAACTGGAATGAATGGGGAATTTTCATATAATGGTGAATTACCATGGGGTACTCCGATTAAAGAAGATATGAACCATTTTGTGAAATTTTGCGCTGGTAAAGTATTAATCATGGGCTACAAAACATGGAAGTCTTTACCTGAGAAAGTCAGAGAAAAATATAAAACCCTTGTTGTTTTTACTCGAAAAGACGATACTTATCACAACTTCGAAGGTCTAAAGTTTATTGTTGAGGATATGTCTCAATTCACATCATTTATTGAATTCCTCTCACAATGCGAAGAAGGTCTTGACCAAAAGACTGAGTACTGTGTTATTGGTGGCGCGGGTATCGTTGAGGCTTGTCTCAAAAATCTGGAAAATTTCGATGCAGTTCTCCACACACTAGTTGATCCAAAAGAAAATCAACTGCCCCATACTCAAGCCATATCTAATACTTTAATTACCCATCTTGACACATTATTTAAGCGCCAAGATCCATATTTTTATGAAAATGAAAGCTTTGCTATCACTGTAACAGAATATTATAGAGATTGATATGAATATATTTAAAAAACTTAAAGAAAAAAGAAAGGCTAGGAGGGTTCTTCGCAATTATAAAGAGAATGCGGAGAAAATTCTTGTTAAAACGTTCTCACGAGGCTTCTATCTTTCTAAGAAGCGTGGATGGGAATTGAAAGCCTTTAAAAATTCGATTCGAGTTTTTAATATCACAGGGAAGCAGGAGTTATATAAGACTCCAACATATTTTGCTATTAAGAGTCATACCGGAACTGTCTGTATATTCTCTGGTCTTAAGAATGATTGTAATAACAATAGTAAAGTATATGGCTACTTTGATAGATACGATGATGATTTTGTGAATAAAATGAAAAACTTTATGTCGAATATTATAGATGGCGGAAAGGAATTGTTAGAAAAGAAGCCTGAAAAAAATAGTATTTGTATTCATCTAAATGACTTTGATAGATTGTATTTAACTGCCATATGTACTATTACACAACCGCATAAAATGATTTACGTGGATAAGCAAATCAGTATTTATGAAATAAAAAATAAAATTAAAGATAACCTTATAGAAGAATACTCAATGGTGGGAGATAATGAATAAAATACTATATTATGAAAAAAGTGATGCCGTACATCACTTTTTGACCAATAACAAATACCATATATTTGCGCATGGAGCAAACTGTCAGGTGACTATGAACAGTGGAATTGCTCGTGATGTAAAAAGTCGCATTCCAGAACTTTATCATGCAGACCTTGAATATCATCTAGAAGTTGGTGGTGACCATAATAAAAAACTTGGTAAGTTCAGTATGGTTAGTTATGAAGACGAAGGCAAACCTCCCCACAAAATGGCATTCAATCTTTATACACAATTGTATTATGGTACTGAGAGACGATATTTTAACTATGGAGCATTTATCGAAGCATTAGAGTCTGCGATTAACGAAGCCATTCGCAAAAAGTGTTATGACACAAACAACTCACTTAATAACACATTGAATGTCATAATCCCTAAAATTGGTTGCGGATTGGGCGGTGGTGATTGGAATATTGTTTCTGAAATATTGGAATATAAAACATTTAGTACTGAAGTAAATGTCGTTTTCCACGTGCACGTAAAATATTAATTTAAAGTAATGCTATCTATGGGGGTGACAAACCCTTAGAAATAAAGTATCATTGTGTATTCATACATATTGGAGTAAATTATGATTTACATGATCTTGGGCTTTACATGGGCCATCATCATCACGCTTGGCTATTGTTTGAGTTATGGTATTAAAAATATTAGTGTACCAAAGTGTTCCTTGTGGTTTATTACATCCCTATTAACAGGTGCCGCAGTCGCATACTTGACTACCCCTGTGATCGGATTCTTTTATTTTGGATTCTGGGCTTATTATATTATTCCACTATTTGTAGTAATTTCATTTCAAGCACATGCATATTCACAATCAGAAATCGATAGTAAATTACCATCATGGATCGTTTTCTCATTGATGGGTCTATTTGTTGTAGTTCTGTTTGTGAGTAGTTCTAAAATCTTACACCATGAACGTTATCACGATCTTCTAACAGTCAAGAGTGAAAACGAATTTGACCCTGAAAAGGTGTTTCTCGATCAATCACAGGCACGTTTTGTTGATCAAAGCCTGTCTTCGAGATCTGCAAACGAAATTCTTGGTAAAGAGCGTGGTTTGGCATCACGGTACGATGTTGATACTATGCGTGTACAAAATATCAACGGACAGCTTCGCTGGGTCTCGCCGCTAAAACATTCCTCTTTTTTCCGTTGGATGGATGACAGCAACTCACCCGGCTACATATCTGTTAGTGTTAATGAATATTCAGATTCTAAATTGAATACAGATGACGCTACTATTTCTTATGGCTTGAACGGATACTATTTTTCTACAGATGTAGACCGTCATGTATACCAAAACGGTTACAGTACCACACTGGTCGATGACTATACGTTAGAAGTCAATGACAATGGCAAACCCTACTGGGTAGGATCTATTGTTGAACCTCAAATTGGTTTCTCCGGTAAGACAGTTCTTGGTATTATCATTGTTGATGCTAAATCGGGTGATATTGAAAAGTATTCTGTAGAAGATGCTCCTGAATGGGTAGACCGTATCTATCCCCAAAGTGTAGTACGCGATCAGGTCACCTATTGGGGTAAGTATTCCGGTTCATGGTGGGACGGATTCGTAGGTAATAATGTTGTAGTAGCAACGCACGGATCTTCTATCGTGTTCTCAAAGGATAGTTCTGCGTCATGGTATACAGGACTTCAATCTAACAGTGGTAATGACGAAAGCTCTATGGGCTTCATGTTGATCGATACCCGCACAGGTGTTGCTTCTTACTATCACCGTTCTGGTATTACTGAAATGGTTGCCCAAGATACTATTGAAGGCCGTGTGCAAGAATATGGATACAACGCTTCATATCCAGTACCCTATTATATTGGTGGTACAACAACATTTCTTTCGGTTCTTAAAGATGAAAGAGGTAACGCACAGGGCGTTGGTTTAGTTGCATATGACAATCGGTCTATGGTTGCATATGGTGAGAACTATCAGATTGCACTACGACGCTATTTGTCAGTCCTGTCAAGTAATGGACGTAGTGATTTGAATAATGATATTGAAACAATTAATATTCATGGGGTTATTGATAGGGCTTATGTACAGCCTGTCGATAGTCGCCTTATACTCACTTTTACTATTACCAATTCTGAGTACAGTGGAGTTATTTTCTTCACTTCTGCGGACGGTAATAAAGAAACTGTTCTTACACGTGACGGAGATTCTGTAAGCTTTGATATAATGTCTAACAGCAGTTCTGAAATTCAAGCAACAAATTTCACTAATAAAACCATAGGACATAAATGAAGGTAATTTATTTAGATATTGATGGTGTACTTAACTGCTACAGTGACCATGAACGTTTACATAATAGTTTACGCACAACGGGATTGATACCAGAAGATATACATTTTTTTACTCGCGGTGACTATGTGGTTAGTGATAAGCTAAAGCGTCTTCAGAGTATTGTCAGTGAGTACAATGCACAAGTAGTCATTGTGTCATCATGGGCTACCTTCAATGGTGATTCAGAGAATATTTGTAGGTTTTTAAAGGTTCCATATCATAGTGATGCTCTAAGCACAGGAGGTGGCCTTATGAGAGGCCGAAAAGTAATAGAGCATAGTGAGCTATATAATATCAATAGTGATGATTATATCATTATTGACGACTCAGGCGATCAAATGTATGAGGATCATTCAAGGTTAATACATGTTGATGGAAGTACTGGTTTATGCGATAATGATATTGAAAAAATTCATCATTTATGGAGTTGTGAATGAGCAGGTTTCTTCTTACTGAACAATTAAACAATATCGTCAATACATTAGTCAGTTATAAATGGGATATAAACAGCGAACAGTTTATATCCCCCGTATTCCCTGTAAAACGAAGATCTTTTTAATACTGTAAGATTACAAAATAATAAAATTTTCGCACAACAGTATAACGAATTAATTGAAGAGCTTGAAATATTGTTCAGTAATTTACAAGATCTTACTGATATGTATGCATCATATAGGTTTTTTAGATTGTGTAATCATTCTAAAAGTATTGACTGTTTGAGCAATATGTATTTTGATGATGAAGATATTCATCATATAAACAAACTTTCAGTTAAAAATAATCTTCTCAGTGCGAACTTTTTTCCTATGTTGCATGATACACTTACAAATGTTGATAACATTCTCAACTCTAGTATCATTGATAACTCTACCCGACATAGATTTATTCGTGATCTTAACTTATTGCGTGATTCTATTGAAAAGCTTACTATTAATGGCGTTGACGAAATGTTAGATAAGGTGGTTGTATGAAACAGAAAAGAGACAATTTCTCACTAGATTATGAGGCACGTGTCTTAGCTGATAGTAATAGTAAATATAGCTTGGCGAAACGTGTGATTGAATTACAAGATGAAGTCGAAGAACTTAAACAAGGCTTAGAGAAAGATAATGAAGTGTCTATCGAACCCTGTACATGTGGTCAGGTAGTATCAGACGAATCTACACTTATCGATAGCTTGTACCCTCAAAATCGTGAAAGAACCGAATGGGTCTTTGGGTGCATGGTACATAATGGTGGGTGTGGCAGGCAAGTATATGCTGAAGATAAACAGACGGTAGTTAATCGCTGGAATAACGGCGATGTTGATGAATATTTGAGAGACTAGTTATGGTTAAAATAGATACTATAGAAAAAAGAAATAACCCCAAACGGAAACGTAGATTGCGTAAAAAACTGCACGTAGCAGAGTTCAAATCCGTTGATATCGTAATGAAAATTTATGGTCTTGCTGACAATACTGATGACGACGGCATTGACGATTTCTTAGATTATATCGAAAAACTTTCACCAAAGTATGGATGGAAAGGTGGATATGTAATGTTTACCTACGAAGATCATAGTATCATTCATGTGCCAATACTTCACGCACCTTTAATTGAAAGCGGTGATAGTGATGAGTATGTACATGAACTAAGTAATCAAACGAATTATGAGATTGAGTTGATTAGTATTAAAGATTCGTGGTATAGTGACTATTTGTAACGGGAATAGTATGAGTAATTTAGACTTTGATGATTTTATTAAATTATCGAACTCAAAGAAAATTGTTTTAAACACACAGAAACATATAATCAGTAAAGCTTTATTGGATGACGACACATCAGACTCCCCTATTGTCTGGACATTTCCAAAATGGGTGTATGAAAAATACAGGGATGTGACGTTCATAGATCCAAACAGAAGGACAGCTATCGACTTGATCTGCCTAAAAGGGAAGACTAAAAACGGTGATTATTGTGAGAACGAGTATTACGCAAAAATACATAAAGAAAATGTAAATTATTTAATCGATGAAGATGGCGAGAATGTTGTATATACAATATCCATACCGGGCTTCGATGAGTTATTAAAGGCATTCTTTCCAAATATTGAATTCAATTCGCCTAGTTATATAACATTGTTACCAGAAAGCGACTTTGGTAACATCGATGGTAGATTTTTTATTAACATACCTAAGAGTTTAGCGGCAAAAGGCATTGACTATTTACGTAAGTATCATGACGGCGAGCTTGCACTAGGTTACACAACAGTCTACCTCGATTTTAATACGTGGGTGGCCGGGACAATGCCACCACGACGTTACTATTTGATAATTAAAGATGATTTTTTAAGTGTAACACAATATGAAAGTCTTATGCGACTTAGTAAATTGTATCATGGCGACGAGGAATTCGAAGCTAATTATGTCGGTATGAAGGTTGATCTTAATGTCAAAAATCAATACTTGGAGGCATTCACAAAGAAAAACGTACTCCAAAATGTAAATGATCTTCTCGAACGTTTTAAAAAGGAATAATATATGAAAAATAGTAATTATATTAAAACATTATTAGTCACATTTTTTCTAGCCACATTATTTGTGGTATATTTCTCATCTATCGGTAATAGCGATACTTCACAAAAATTATCGCTTGGTGAAGAATCACGCGAAGTTTTAACAGTTGCTTGTAAAGTAGTAGATATGAATATTCAACAGGCTTACTTATATAAACGTGTGCAATACCTCGCTGAAAAACATCGTGAGAATATGAGTGATTCCAAAAAGAACAGCATAAGCAGACGATATGATGAGACACTAGAAGATGCCAACAAGTTGGTAGCTGTTTATAATAAACAAGCAAATTTTTACAGACAAGAAGATTTGAAACGATATAATCTTCCCATTAAGATACAGAGTCCGGTAAATCATAATACGGAAATACATTGTGAATGAAAGGCTTAAAGTGAAGAATGAAAATGACTTTTCTTTAGATGACTTATCGTTCTTATACAAACACCCTCGTATAAGATTACTTTCATCTAAGCTCAAAAAAGCAACGAATGAATGGACAAATCTAGATGGGTTTGTAGTATATGATTACGATAAGCCGCGCCGAGTCATTAAAAAAGAAAAGCTTTCCATCTTTAAGAGAGATCTAGAAGAAATTCTAAAAAACGAGACTATATCGATTAAAATATATCTACCTTTACCAGTATCACATCTTCTTTCATATGTCATAAAAAATCATATGAACGATGCCACTGTGAACATTGTTAATTACACCGATTTTTCAATCTATTTATTATGTAAGGATAAGAAAGCATTGAAGAGCAAATTACCCTCACGTATGATTGACAATTATAAAGGACGCAGTATAAAATTGCTTGCTGGTGGGTATGAAGAAAAGTATGACACCCCGCCACCCGAAAATGGAATGAGATTATATAAAATAATAGACACCATGCATGAGGGTTGGGAAAATGAAATACCTGACGATAGTCTTATGACTACTCTAAAGTCATTGCCGTTATATAAGCACTCACTTTGTTTTACTATACCGTTTGGTATGGTTAAACGTAATAAAACATTAAAGTTTATTGAAATGTTAGAATGCATGCTTACTTGAATGCAAAACATCTCATTGGATACACACACTAAAACAAATTGTAATAAAAACGAGGGAATTATGTACACATTTCAGGACTTAAAGTACATGTATTCGCACCCAAGAATCCGCGTACTTCAGGGCAAGGCAATTGCCTCCTTGGATGTAGACTGGAACAACATAAAGACCATTGTTAAACACGACTACAAGAATCCAAAATCAAAGGCGAAAACCGAATACATGTCAATGTACCGGGATGACTTGAAGAAATACATGGATCAAAACCCAAACACAATGGTTAAGGTTTACCTTCCCAAGTCAATCAGTATGATTCTACAAACCATCATTGAAGAATTCTCAGATGAGAATACCGTATGTCGTGTTCGTAATGATTACGACTACAATATCCTAACTATGGTTAAGCAGAAGAAAACATTTGATGACAACTTTGTCAGTAGTGCAACACAAGCAGACGGAAGGACATTTAAACCAGCATATCGTTCAACCCTCAGAAGATTGTTGCAAGACAACTTTGGTATCACCGACTTAGAGGAATACCGTGACTACTGTATACTCAGCACTGATGGTGTTCATAGAAAAAGCGATGTGGTTGAATTAACACCCGAACAGCTTAGTGCGCTTAGACAACTATGTTTATATAAACGTGCGAACTACGTTCAAATTCCAATCAACACAAACCGGACAAAACTCATGAGCTTTATTAATATCGGAGAACTATTATGGGGAAAATAACACTTGATGATTTTATTCACCTTCTTTTCAATTATCGTGTTGAACTAAATGAAAAAAGCTCATTGACGCCTAAACATTTTTTCAACGGAGTATCAAAAAACAAATGCAATTATAGAATCGGCAAGCGTGTACCTGCTTTAGACTATGGTTATCAATATGATATTTTTAAAAAAGAGTACTTACCCTCAGAAGAAAATATCAAAAAAGAAATCGATAACTATGATGATTCACATAATTATCAAATAATCGTAGATATACCACCAATGAAGTCATGTATCAAACACTTTTTTGGTAATATGGTTGAATATGATGATGGATATAACCCTCAAGGAAATCATTTGGCTTACGATTATAAGTTCATGCTGACAATGCCTGTTAATTTACCAGAAGTACCAAGTTCAATTACTAAGCGGTTTTCTGTTGGGCGCTCTTATCACGATGATGCTTTGTATGCTGGTACACAATATTATTTTCGTAGTAGTCGTACAAAACGTAAAATGGAATTTACGAAGTATAAACAAATAATTCGCTTATCTCATGGAGCCCAATACTATGATGACAGCGACTATGAACAGTTAGCCAAAGATATTAGATTTTGTAAATTGGTTTGTAAGGATCATTCTAAAAAGCTTCTGGTTTCAAGAGCGAGTGACCTTGAGATCAACCAGTACAAAGTCTATGCAGGCTCTGTATTTAAAGCTTTGAGTAAGATTTGTTGACTCGGGCGTCAAAATGATTTAAAATGAATTAAATCATGGGAGATATGTTATGCATATTAAGGTCTTCACTACAAATAGCCTGAGTGAACATTACGAGTTTAGTAATGATATCCTGTTTGAATATGAATACGAAGGTCTTGATGACGTTCCATATCTCTCACAAGGATTCAATTGTGCCATTGGTGATGAAAGTTTTCTTATTCTTGCCGTTGATGAGTTTAAGAATAAAATCGCTGGTGCTGTTGTAATTACCAACAGTTCTAAAGAAACCCTGAATAATACAGGTGCAAAGTGCTGGATCAATAGTATTGGTGTTGCGGATGAATATCTCGGTCGTAAATTGTCTCGTCCTCTTATTCATGAAATGTTCAAAGTATGTAAGAAAGAAGGGATTGATAAGATTGAACAATCATCTTATACCGAAAAAGGTCAACAACGTGTCCGTCGATTGTTTGAAGAAATTGAGAAAGAATATCCAGAAGTCGAATACATTGATGTCTTGAATGTTGAAGAAAATGATTATTGTGGTACTATGTGAGAATAGTATGGAGTTGAATAATGAAAGAGTTAGTTACAGCGAAGCGATTGGGTCATAAAACCGATCTGAAATGGTTGACGATTGTTAATGGAAAAATCGTCAGTGCCATCAAAAGTGATGGTAAAGAATTTAAAATTCATGAAATTGGTGAACTCATTCATTCATATGATCCTGTTGCACCTACTTCCATGTTTAAACAATATTTCAGTCAGAAACAATTGAACTACCGTAAAAAAGATGTGAATACTATGAAAGAACCTCGTAGCAAAAAACAACAACCCGCGCCTAAGCCTAAACAAGAACGACCAAAAATTCCCAATAAAACCACACAGAAATCGATCAATGATTTAAACAATGGTAAAGGTGAAAGGGTCGAATCTATTAATGACCTTATGAATGAAACTCAATATAAAGGTTCACCTGAAATCTTCAGTGATACCGTTGAAACAACGTTGGTGCTGGAAATCTATAAGCTGAATGGTGAACTCTTCTATAGTATTGAGTTTGAGGATGAAGAAGACTTTTCATATCATCTGCGTAAAAAGAAAGAGAAGTACCCCAATTATAAATTTGTTCGCAAAACAGTTCGTTCGATGGTGAGTTATGTCGAACTATAAACTTACTATCGAGTTAGTACCTTCAACATCATGGTTTAATAATATTCGAGACATGGTGAGTCGTAAGGATTGGGATATTATAAAGTCTATGACGTTCAAGCATGCAGGATACAAATGTGAAATCTGTGGCGGTACAGGCCCTAAGTGGCCTGTAGAATGTCACGAAGTTTGGGAGTATGATGATGTCAACAATATTCAGAAGCTAGTTAGAACAATTGCTTTGTGTCCTGATTGCCATGCATGCAAACATATTGGATTCCACATGAGAACTAGGTCTAAACGTGTTCCAAAGCTCCTGACTCACTTCTGTAGGAAAAATAACATTAGTGCTAAGGAAGCTGAAGACTATATTGTTAAATGCTTTCAGGAGCATCACAGGCGTTCTCAGGAGCAATGGACAGTGGATGTATCGTGGATTAAGAATCGATTTCCAAACATGAAGTTCAAAGAGGATACGTGAACGATGAGGAAAAAGGCTTCAATTAACATGATGTATTGTTATGATGCAATGTATCCAAACCTTTCAGATCAAAGTATTGATCCAACAGAATATCCATATATTATGGTTATTGCGTCTCATGATGCTGATTCTACCGAGATGGTTGTGAATCCGGTGAAAGTTAAAAAAGAAGATTCTTTTTATTTTAGACCGCACAACTTTTCACCAACTACATTTAGTCTAATGAATATCACATCACAAAAATCTAAACATGATATTATTCCATTGAACGAGGTTGATCCAAAGATTTTCAAAAAGCTTAATTCGTCGTTCAAGCGTGGTGATGAAGTCTGTGACACCTTTTATTTAAATTTTCAAGATGTAACTTTACTTTCTAAAGATATCTATGTTGTAAGAGAACATATCAATTCTCTAGGAATAGAGAGAAAAGAGAAGTTTATTTATTCTCCCAGAGCTAATGGTATTGATCTCGATGACAAAACCTATCGTATTCGTAGTCTTGGTGGGAGTGCAACGGCAGTTGGTGCAAGGTATCTAGATAACAATAGCGTTATTGTTTTTGACCCAGATCATCATTATGATTATATGTTTGATAAGCGATTTGAGAAACGTGTTCTTAAGGACATTAAGCATGATGTTCTTAGAGTTACTGACGTATTTCAACATATCGATCATACTGATTTGAATTCAGCAACAAAATATAAAACGCGTAAGTTTTTTGCACATGTTATGGTTTTCAAAAAACGTAGTAGTATGGAAGAATACGGTTATTATTTTACTAAAAAATGCAATCGTGATTGCCACTTTGGAATGCATTCTTCTGTTGACGATCCAGTTAATAACCGTGTAAGACGCCTAAAGTCGCTTACAGAAGATCTTAATATCGAAACGGGTACGGTATCTAATAAATCTAAATCATATGAGGTGCTATTTGATTGGGAATATGTTGCGTCTGAAGATTTGTTTGACGACATTATTAGGGAGATTGACGCGGGAACTTTTTACACAGATAAAAAAATTGGTAAGAACGTAGAAAGCCTGATGTCTATACCTATCTATATTGATGAAGAGAAGTTTATCAATAAGATGAAGTTGCAAACAAAATGGAAACAATGTATTGAGACACTAATAGTAAATAATGAGCTATAATAGGAAAAATAAAATGAATGCTTTAAAATTGTCCAAGCTTAAAGATCTAAATGTGTTGTACGCTCATGATGAAATATTTGATATTATCGAACACACGGATTTTGATCCAAAAAAATATCCTTATGTATTAATACCTAATATATTAGGTTCGAGAACAGCAGACTTTGTATCAAATCCATCTATGTTGAGAAAAGAGACGTATGGATATATTGATAATGTCAATGCTAATAGCCCAACTAATTTTTGTCTCATAAGTTTCCATCGTCAAGATGGTTCAGATTCAATTCCAGTTGATGAGATTGGTAAAAATACTTTAAATAGTTTGAACGATGGCTTCAATAAGATGAAAGATGTATCTGACGTGTTTAAGGTAGATCTAAACAATGTTTCTACAAAATGTGAAAACAGCTTTTCGTTACTAAGGGCTATCGATAATCATTCGAATAAAACTAATAGTAATAATCTTTTGTGTACATCGTATCCGAGCGGTGTTCTGAAGCTTAACGAGTATTATATCTCGCAGGCATATAATATGTTTGTGAATAATTTAGAAAATAAGTATGAGAACACTATTCTATTTGATCCACGTGAACAATTTTCTTACATGTTCGACGCTAATCTTAGTAAAGAACTTCAGAAAGATATTGCCAATGAATTGGTGAAAGTGTCTGAAATTAATTCAATAGAGACCTACAATGATGTTGATATTCGCAAGGCATTCTTTTCTCATGTATTACTTTGTAATGATATAGATACTCTAGCTTTCTACAGTGATTATCTATATGATAACCACAACATGGATTCGACTATAGCTATACATTCATCGGTTGACGACCCTGTGACTAATTATCTAGTAGAATTGAGAAATACCCAAAAAAATATTCCAATTACCTACGACAATTTATTCCCAGAAAACAATAAGCTATGTGTGGAATTTTCATGGGACGCTGTTATTGAAAACGATATGATCGATACTATTTTGAAAGAAATTGACGAAGGTGGTATAGTACCTGAATGCAATTTTAATCAAACGGTTACTCATGAAAACTATGATTATTGTCGCTATTTTATCAACAATAATTCATTTTTAGGGAAGATTAAACTAAAAACAATTTGGATGGATTGTATTGATGGTATTGTCATCAATAAGGATAGCTGTTATAATGAATGAAAATCATTATCTAAGAATATTACCAGTTGTGAAAACACATAGTTCTCTTGGATTTCTCACACTCTATACACTTGACGATATTTATAAGTATGTTGATGTGGATGCCGAAAATTATCCATGTGGCTTATTCTTCACAGAGAATAATGCCTCTGTGATATATAGTTTATTGTTTCATAGAGGACCATTGGATATTTCATTCATTAACTCATCGAAATCATGTTATACGACGATAGAGTGTATGTATTTTTCAAGAAATGGTAAAGGCGTTCCTTCATCGGACGTACCGCAGAATTTAATTCATTCAGGTACATACCGTTATAGTGACATAATGCATACTTTTAAATTTAATGATTATGGTTTTTATTGCATTGATAGAGATTACATTCATCCATATGAGACAGACGACAGCTATAAGGTTCATGTACTACGTCGAGAAGACGTAGCTGAAATGTTTAATAATGATCCAGATGGTTTGTATGAATTTATGGATCGATATGCATTTATTAGAGATACTGACAATCAAATAGAGTATATTTTTGATGAAGATCTTTCAACACTAATAGAACATATAGAAGGACATGTAGAGCATTTTTTCATTGATGACGCGTCTGAACCGAATATAAACCCTGAACTAGCGAATACGTGCATCTTACTGAAATCTATGAATGATTTAGATAAAGTAGTCGAATACTTATCATCAAAGGATATTACATATATTCCGTTCTATAGTTCACAATGTGAAGAGAAAACAAATCAAATACTCAATAAGCATAAATCAATCTTCAAAACTTTGTGTACCTATGATGATAGTCCATTTGAAATAGAAGTTAATGAGGATGGATATTATAATAAGAACGCATATAGTGTTAAGTTTAATGCGTTAAACACATCTAAGGAGCTTATTCATAAGCTTCTCAAAGCGGGACTGATATGGGAATACACTGATACGTCAAAAACAAATAAGTACACTGGGGATAAAAGCATACTGAGTGAGTACGGTATGGATGAGCGTTTTCTTAGATGGCTTAAACTAACTGATCAGAAGACTTTAGAAAGTGTTTGGAGAATCACTATCTATAAAAATGTTTTAGATAACAAAGAGGAATGATTTAATGAAAACAATTACTGATTTATACACATATATCAACAAATATTATGAACGTACATTTGCGTTAAATATGTTGTTGATTGTTTCAGCGTTGATCTCTACCACTATCCCCGTAACATATGCACTGTTGTTACTAACTGCGGTAACAGGTCATATTGTATGTAATTTTAAGCTGTGGTATATCAGCCATAAAGTCTTTAAATACAACCCTCGACATGCAAATAGCAAATTAATGGAATTGAAGATGTCGTCGTTCGCGACGACATTTGTGTTCATTGTTCTATTTATAACACTAATAACTATGATTTCTACTACTACGGCTCTTGATGTTGTTTTTTTAGTTCTGATTTTAATAGGCTATTTTTGTTCAGAGGTATATTGCGCTACCAACAGTCTATTCCCTAATATGGAACTTTCTCTTAAGTAATTTTTCAACCCTGTTGATTACAATAAATACTATAAAAATCAACAGGATTGAAAAATGCATAACCTACCTCTAATACTTGAAAAATCATATAGAAGACAAATATCCGAAGGCGTCACTTTCGGCGAAAAAGAAATTAATGACATTCTATCACGTTCTAATGATTTCAACGTTGGTGTTGAATATGAAATGAAATTTGAACCAGATGTGACGATGGATGATGTAATAACAATGCTCAACAAATACGGAATTGCTTTTGATTCTGTAACTACCGAGCATGACGACATGATAGAAATCATTACCGGGAAGATGTTTTTGCGTGAGGCGTTGACTCATATTAAATCTATGTTTTCGTTCATAGAACAGGAAGATATTACAGTCCCTGAAATGGCCGGGATGCATATATCCATATCTACTAATAAATATGAACTTGATGATTTCAATCATGTTAAGTTCTTGCTATTGATGGATTCAGACTATATCCATAAAGTATTCCCAGAAAGAGATCATGTAAAAAACTATAATCGATATATAGAAATAATGCTCTCTGAACTACCGAGCCAACGGTTGAGATCAAAAAAGGATGTAGAAAATATTGAGTGGCGTATAATGACTGAACTTGAAGGTTCAAAGTATATCACAGCGGCAGTCAAAGATTATTTCACTAGTGACGGTAGAATTGAACTCAGATTCATTGGCGGTAAAGACTATCATGAAATGTATGATGATATTAAGATACAACTGTTAAGATCACTCCTTCTTATGGAGGTTGCTTATACTGATCTATATGACAAGGTGTATTATAAAGAACTATCCTCATACTTAAATCAGGATATAAAACTAAGTGGTGTGCGAAAAGAAGCCTATGAGATCATTAAGTCTGGTAATTCAAGAGATGCTTATCGTTTTATCGAAAAAAACGCAAAACACTTTTTTAAAACTGGTAAGTTGCCAAAGGATCTATTAGATAAACTTGAGAATGTTATAATACAAAATCCAAGAATATCAGTTGCTTATGCAAAAAACATACTTAATGCAGACTTTCCAAAAGGTGAGGATATGATAGCCACTGATCCAATATCATCTTTAATATACGCGGTGTTTCGAAGAGAACCGTTCGAAAAGGGTGAGGCTGAAATGGCTAAGGATGGTGCAGTCGCTTTACAGTACGCTAGAACAATTGGTGAACCGTTTCCAGAGGGTGAAGAGGCCATTTCAGAACATCCAAACCGTAGCTATATGTATGCAAGACATGTTTTACATGGGGCTTTTCCATTAGGCGAAGATGCAATAGCAACTGAAAGTGATACTGCCTTAAAATATGCTTTATATGTGATTAATGATCGATTTCCTAAAGGCGAGGCAATGATTAAAAATAGTGACCATTGGGAAGCCTACAAAACGATGTTTATTGATAAGGATTAATACCTATGAAAGTAAATGAAATTATCACAGAATCATCATCGACAATTCTTCAGTTAGATGAGTACAGGAAGTTATTGGAGTCTGAGTATTCAGACGCTTATAGACAAGCACTTAAAGGTAATCTCATTTATCGTGGGTTCGGAGACATGACGATCACGTTCATGCATCTAGAGCCAATGAGAGGACGTAAGAGCGTGAATACGAACAATGTATACACAGCTATTATGAACGAACATCCAAAATTTCAATCTCTTCCAAAACGTTCAGTCATTGCAACAACTAGTCGTAATGTTGCTATGGTATACTCAGCTAGTGATGATAACTTAGCGGTACTATTTCCTAAAAACGGTACAAAGATTGCAATGGTACCGGCGAATGATATTTGGAATGTAGTACCGGAAGAATTTAAAGGTACTCGGGTTGGTTTCTTTTCGATAGGCAATATGATTGAACGTTGGGCTCTCAAATTAGGCGTCGATCATATTGACACTTTGGAAGAATTGCGTCATCTACAAGATGTTTTTGAAAAAGAGAAAAAGAATGATTCAGAAATATATCAAGACTCACAGTCTAAGTTGAGGTATGAGCTAGAATTATTTGCCAGCAAAAAAATTGTAGAAGAAATTTTGAATGATGGACCTAAAAGATTATATGAAATGATCGACCCAGATTTATTTAAGGTATTCGATATATCAAATCTCCCAGACCTACAGGCTGGAAATAATGAACTGTGGTTTGATGACGAATATCTAGCAGTGAGTGTGAGTTTATTGGATATTATTTTAGATAGATGAGTCATAAAAAAGATTATCGAGTTTAGTGTTTAATTCTATAAAAATATATGAATCAATGTTTTCCGTAAACTCTGTATATTTATCATAATCTTTCAACTTCAACAGATATTCGTTTTTAAACTCAAAATCTATAGAATAAGATATTTCAAAAACGCTGGACGTTATAAGTACATCTAGCGGTTTCTTAGTTGTGATAGAACATACACGTTTCCACACTTTTGTGAAGATGTTTGTGTCATCAACAACGTTGCTGGTATAGTTTATATCGTATCGTATTGAAATCAATTTGATATAATCCGATAACTCCATCATTGTAACAGTATTATCGAACACCTGTCTTATAATCTCAGGTATTTGTTTATCCAATTCTGATTTGAGACGATGAATTACACTTTCTGAATAAGGTGTATCGGTAGCAACGCCATATTGGTGTAGCATTGTATCACTAATAACAGTCATTTTCTTCACCTATACTTTTCTTGTATCCATTTCGATATGTAAAATTTACACCAAGGCAAACCCAATGTTTTATCGATATAATCTTCACTATCTAACTCATTCACTAGTCTAGGGTGTTTAATTTTTATTAAATTTTTCTTAATACGAGATTTGATTGTATACTCTAAAACAAAAGTCAGATCGATACCGTCAAAAGTAGGTGTGCCTCGAAAGCCACGTGGTGAAGGCTCCCCTATTGGTGAGAACCCCCAAGAAATATTGAGACCATCGATATACAATATGTCGTGTTGAAAAGCACATCCTTCTGTTAGAAGGGTATTTAAATATTTTTTACAATATACATCAACATCCTGAAAATATTTTTCTATTTCAGAATAACTCATGTTCTTTTTTAAAGGAACTGAGTTTTTGATTTCTCTAAAGACTTTAAACCCAAAGGTTTCATCATCAAGATCTTTGAAATCAACAACAGTATTCATATACAATGATTCCCGTGAAATTTATTATCCAAGTTCATTATTCCAACAAATATAAGTGTATAAATTTGTGAATTCAAAGAGTCTCTGTCGATAATGATTCTATAGTCATTAGGATACTTTATCTTTATAAAATTAATATTTTCAGGCATTATTAGTTCACAATCGACATCCATCATGATTTCGATTTCCTGATATTTTCTAAACAAACGATCCAAAATCGGTCTATGTGGCATATGGCTGTTGTTTAATATTCCACGGTAAGACGCTGAATTGTAATGTAGATTCATTTTAATACCATGGGTCTTAAATACAGATGGTATATCTACGACACTATTGTTTAAATTATATGTTTGTTCACGTACTATTTTGGCTAATGCTTGTGTATCCAAGTACTTAACTATCTTTTTTATTTTCCGTTTATTCATAGGATAAGGTAGTCGCATGCGAGTGAGAACATGATAATTATTACGCTTACATATACTCATAAAATACACTGCCTAAAAGTGGGTGTGTTTTTAATATTTGAAATACTGTATTAAAAACGTCCGAAACGTCTAGATGTTGAGTTTCTAGAAATCGAATAATTTTCCGTTCTTTATAATATCTATATGCGTGTGGGTACTTCAATTTAATAAGATTTAAATTTTCAGAAAACTGAAATTCAATTACAAGACTACAGTTTATATTAACTGTGTCTTCCAATGTATACGTATTGGTGTTAATATTCGTCGTACATGCAGCTTCTAAGCATCTATTTAATTTTAATAAAGAAGAATCATTGCCGTGTATATCTTTCAAGCAATTCTTCAAAATTTTTTCAGAAAGCTCGCTTATTAAGGTACTATCTTCCTTTCTTACACGCTTAAATGGTTTTATTTTAATCATCGATGTTAAAACAGTGGTGAAACACTCACGGTTTTCATTGTCTACGTAACTATCTAAAAATGCTTCAGTGATGTTCATAATAAGAGTAAGTGTTTTATAGATTCATGATGGAAAATAAATTCTTCGATAAATACCAATGGCGACTCAATACCCATTTCTTTTAAGAGTGATGTGTTTCTATGTATAATGTCGGAATACAAAGTTGGATATTTTAGCTTGATAAAGTTTATATCAACCTTTGTAGAAACCTCGAACGTTATGACATAGCATGCCTCAATTGTACCATACTTTTGAGTACTTGATAAAAATCCACCATCAACAAATCCCGATAAATTAGCATCGATATATACGTCATTGATCTTAAAAATATCATAGTCTGTGATATTATGATCTCTGACGAGATTTGATAAAAATTCCCCACCATTATTTGTTATAATACTAGATATGTTTGCAATATCACTATTTGATAGTGCTTCACGGAGACCATACAACGTATAACATGCATGATGGAATAGGAACTTAATTGTTCCATCACGCATGTATTCAATGTCAGTTGATAATTCCACTGACATTCTTCTTCTTCTTCAATTTGCGACCAGATTCCACAAAAACTTGACGTTCTTGATTGAAATCATAATATACCCCATGGACGGTTGCTCGAACCAATCCACTCAAGTTAATGCGGCGGTGTGCCCCGCGATTTTTAGGGTTATCGACATCATCATCAACCATTTTTTCGGTGTCCCAACACGTAAGAACACCATGCTCTTTATCTTGATTAGCACGATTCCACGATCCATTGGTACCGGGATCATTTTTAACACCAATTGAAACTCGACGTTTAGCTTTCATTTTACGTAGTTCACCATTGGATTTCTTAATAAATTCAACATAAAAGAACTTTGCATCATCAACTTCTTTAATGAATTGATCCACTGTCAAAACTTTAAGCATAGTATGCTCCTAGTAATTTGTTTTGTATATTGTACCGAGAGATCACTATCAATGTCAAGCATAAATATTTTAAAATTATTTTAAAATTAGGAGACGATAGATGGCTACGTATGACTTTACAGTACGTGCGCAAGATGAAACGGGCGCTTTTTCAGATAGAGATTTTTCAATTCAAGTTAGAAACAACCTAGTGGATAGAATATTGGCAATTGATGCCAACAATGCTTACGCATCAGTTGATGGTACTACATGGACTGAACGTACTGGTAAGGGTGGGGAATGGTGCATTAACCTTTTAGGCAAATGGATAGTATGTACAACCGCATATAACTACAATGACGGTTATAGATCGAATTGTGGCACTGTTTATCGATTATCTGAAGATACTATCAATTGGACAGAAGACTTGAGGTTTTGGCTAAGTAATGATGCACCTGTGTACGATGATCAGGGTACTGAAATTACACCTGCTGGTCCACTATATCATGAGAATTTTTATCCAACGCGTGATCAATTTAGTGTTATTAACGGTAAAATAGTGATACCTTCTATTGTAAATAACAAACTATGCATCGTTTATAGTACTGATGCAATTAATTGGTATGCTTATGAAAGTACAAAAACATCACACGCATCTAATATGATGGGGGTCGAACGGGACGTTGTGCCAGTTTCAAGTTCCTAAATCACCAGAGCTTATCCAGTACGGTAATTCATAGACCGGCTGTTCAGGCGCAATATCATTCAGAATACCCGCCAAATTTTTAGAAACTTTAATATTTCTGGTAGTCCCGGTAGCGTTATAAATTCTAACACTCATTGATAAATATCCCCCTATACCTTAAGAATATTTATCATAAAACGGCATATTTTAGGTGTTGGCGGTCTCAGTCAATGAAATTCAATCTCATTGTCGTCACCATAGACAACTACTTTAGCACTAATAATCTTTTCAAAGTATCCTGACCAAAAAGCATGAATCTTTTGCATTTTAGAACCACAGTCAACCTTAAGATAACTTTGCCAATATGCGCAACCCTCTGTAATCAGATTGTTTGGGTAATTTTTAACATCCCTATCGCTCTCACGTATATCTTCCTCAAAGAATTCATCATCTTCGACACTACAAAACCATGACTTTGAAATAAGATCATTAGCTTTTTCTTTAATTTTATCTTTACATCCAATAACAGGATGGTAGTCTCGGTTACCATCGATCTCTTTAATGAAATCGTGATGTTCCTTAATATCTAAGAGTGCTTTCTGAGCCAGTGTGAGCGAACGAAACGCTGCACCAATTTTTTCAGTTTCAGTAAACGTATTGAAACTGTCGCCTGTTTGATACCTGATCTCAATGGTAAACATTATTCTTTAGCTCCATAGTTAATTGTATTTGGATACAAGTCTACACGACTTGGCTCATGAGATCAAGTGATAAATAATAGTAATAATATAGGAGATATACCATGGCGGTAAAAATATATAATGTAGGTATTAAAAATATCAGAATAAATGATCCTGAACCACTTCCGGTTGGGCCGGGGTTTTATTTTATAAGCTCTCTAGACCTTTCAGCAAGGTATCCTGCAATCGCTGATGGGTCGTCGTCCGACACACAAAAAGTGTCTTTCAATATGGGTCAAAATCCATTTCAGGGCGATCCTTTGGGTTATCAGCCGTATGATGTTAATTATAACATCAATAACTGGCTTGGATCACATAGTGTTGAAAGTGGAAATGTCATCGTACCCGGTAATTTACAAACAGTCATATATGATAAAAATTACAATAGTGGCAAATATTATTTCGAAGCTACTATTGTTGACGCTGGATATGCATCAGCAATTGGAATGGCTGAAACTACAGGTCAGCATTCTGCGTTGACAGCCAAGCAGTACGGTGTAGGAATAAGTTATATGGGTATATACGATTCTACTATAAAATCTATAAGTACCGTAAACACATGGTCAAGTGCATACAATATAGTTGATTATGATACAGTACAAGTATGGATAGACTTTGACAATGATTTAATGTGTATTAAAAAACTTGGTACTATTATCGACGACCACCAAAATTATACAATAGCATAAAGGATTACAATGAACGATTTAAGAACTTTTTTATCATCTATTAATGAACAACAAATATTAGTAGAAGGTGTTAAATTTGGCGAGAAAGAGATAAATGATATTCTTTCACGTTCAAGTGATTTTAATATTGGCATCGAATACGAGATACGTCCGACTATCGATCAACGGGTTGAACTAGAACAACAGTTAAAGAATCGTGGTTTAATGAATGCGGTCGATAAGATACTGCCTGAACATGATGAAATGACTGAGGTTATAACTAAAAAGCTTTCATTGAAAAGTGCCCTTAAACATATCAACGGTATGTTTTCGTTTCTTTCTGAAGAGAATATTGAAGTGCCTGAAATGGCGGGTATGCATATATCCATCTCCACAAACAAATATAGCCTAGATGACTTCAATGCGGTTAAGTTTTTTCTATTATTAGACTCAGATTATATACATAGAATTTTTCCAGCCAGAGAACATGTCGTTAACATAGCACATACAATAAAAAACAATATCGATATGATTGTTAGAACCATGCCTCAATGGGAAGAAGGTAGTTTTAAAAATAATATCACAACTTCCAAGATCAAGGATTTGGAAAAACGTTTAGAAGATGACCTACAAGGAAAATACCAAACTGCGAATATAAAAGATTATCATTTACGAGATGGTAGAATTGAACTTAGATTCTTTGGTGGTGAAAATTACCACGATCTATACGACAATATAAAGCAGCAATTGTTACGTTCCCTGTTTATTATGGAACTGGGGTATACTGATTTATATAAAAAAGAATATTACAAAGAGATATATAACGTCATTAAAAATCTTGATCAATATGAAAAGAGTAATCAAGAAGACATAAAAAGTAATAGAAATAAACTTCTCGATGCTATACGTGAAGAGGATGCCGAACAAATATACAAGATTATGAATTACTGGGATCTTGGCTTTGATGTTACTCGCACACCACCAAAACTTTTTAAAAAAGTACTAGATATAATGCTGCGTCATGCCAATGATGAGCTATTGATATTTTTTGCTAGTATGGTAAACAAAGACATTCCCGCTATAAAAGAGCGTATCAAAAACAACCCTGAATTGGCATCAGCTTACGCAATATCTGTGATGGGTGAGCGTTTTTATGAGGTTGAAAAAGACATACTGAAGGATAGTGATGCGGCTGGACGTTATTTGAGTAGGTTCTTTTCAGACCAACGCTTACCAAAAGATTTGGAACAATACCTTGCCGACAACGTAGACATACTTTACACATGGTCACGATATTTATATAGACTCAATGCGTCTGGGGTATTAAAGAAAGAAAATTTCTCTAAACTACCAAAACCTAACATAGATGCAATCATATCATCGCTTACTACATTAAATGAGTCAAACATTTTTAAATACATAGACTATAAAATAATTGATGACCAGAATATCAATGATATTTTAAGAGTATATACTTCTAGAGCAGATGATAAAATTGAAGCTTCAGTAATTATAACATTGCTACGGGATTATAAAAATTACTATGATATAGATGGTGCTGTGGTAACCGACAGTGAATTAAGAAAAGGATTATTGAATAAATCACACGTATTCCACTCTTACTTAGGTACGTTGAGTACTGAAGAAAAGCTAATTTATGTTGATGGCTTAATAGATGAATATGCTGTGTTCATGGATAATGACGAAAATAAAATTGCTGAAAGAATCGGCTCTGTGATTGAAAAAAGACAAGATGGTAATTTAATCACAGACCCTTTGAAACCTATCAACGACGAATTTATTAACGCGTTTAACAAGAAATACAATACGGATATAAAATGATGCATGATCTGAATAATGTTTTAAATGAATCTTATAAGCTTGAGGAAGGCGCTAAGTTTGGACAGAAAGAAGTGAGCGATATTCTTTCTCGCTCTGGTGA